ATGGATATCCCTAAGAAGGACGAGATTCTTGCCGACTGGCATCAACAGATCGACAACCGACGGCTGTGGCTTAACCCACTTGCTCACTACAAATTTCTGATGCGCTTGGCTGATCGCTTGTTGGACCTAGCCGCTATCGACTCGCTGGAACGCTTCGACATGGTTGAACTTGCAAACGCCGCCTTCTGCCACTTCACCGAGGAGACGTCCGCCGAGTGGCGTCACCCCGCTTCGGATTACGACGTTTACAACGCCGGCGGCGAACCGGTCGGGAGCATCCGTGGAAATCGATATTTCCTGAACGGAGGTAAGGCGCAGCCTGGCCCGATGGATTTCTTCGCCCAGATCCAGCGCGCCGATGGCCAATCCAAAATCGTCACGCGCTCGTACCAGCCCTATGGCGAATTGATCGACCGGCACATCTACACGGAAACCGGGCAGAAGCTGACACTGGTCGAACGCAACCGCCTGTTTGCCGACGTGGCCAGAACGCGGCTGGACGATCCGGAGTGCTATCGCGCGACAGTCGACGCGGCACTGATAGCTTTGGAGGAAGGCGACATGGCTCTGTACGTCGAGCTGTGGGATAAAGAAAACTTTTCGATCTTCCGCCGTTGCTCGGCGTGCTGCGATGCCTTCTATCTGCGTGAGGATTGCGAAACCTGCGATGGCCAAGGCTTTATCGAAGATCCTGAGTGCCCGAGCAAACTTCCGCTTGCCATGCGGGTCAACCGGTGACGAAAACGGATTGATAGAGGAGCGCCATGTGCAGCCATTACGAAGCCCCGTCGCACCCGCAGATCGAGAAAGCGTTTCGCGTTGAGGGTCGTCTCAAATGAGCAGATCAATAAGAAAAATCATTCAGACGAATTACCCGGCAGTTGAAAACCACACGTTATTAACGATATTTTGACGTCATTTACACGACTGTATCTGGTCACTATTTTTTTAGATAAGAAACGCCATTTGTCATTCAAGTAACACCTGGCAATGCAGATACCCTAGTAGTTGGAAGGGACTTCAACCACCAAAAAACTATCTGTGGAGTCCCGCATGAATTTGAGATCTGTAAACATTGCCCGCAGAGCATCTATCTGCTTCGGCGTGATCACCCTGCTTCTGATTGGACTGGGTGGATTTTCGTACGTACAAATTGGACATCTGCGCAGTGCAGAACAAAATATAGAAACAAACGCGTTGCCAAGCATTCAAGTCATCGATGACATTCAGATAGCCTTGCTCCACGCCCGCCTGGAAAGCATTCGAATGCTTGCGAGCACCGCTCCAGAGTCGCGCGCTGCTTCGGTGGCAAAGATTGATGATGCGGTTTCAACCCTGAAATCCAGCACAGCGTTTTATCGAAAAAACCTAATATCCAGCGACCAGGACAAAGCTCAGTTCGAGCAAGCAAATGTTCTGATGAATGCGTATATCGACGGAATTAATACCATTAAGGCGTTGGATTCGTCAAATCATGAAAAGGCAGTTGCGTTTGCCAACAATGAACAGGCGAAAAATGCGAGTGCTTATCAAGAGCAGCTGACAATGCTTCGAGAGCAAAACGCCCATGAGGCTGTAAAGTCGGGCCAGGACGCCACCGCAGTTTACGATCACAGTATCAACGTTCTTATTGCTGTACTCATCGCGGCTTCAATACTGACTGTCGTTTTGGCCATTACATTCACCCGAAGCATCGTGGTCCCTATAACATCGTCGTTGACGCTGGCAGAAGACATTGCTGCCGGTGATCTCACACATGATCTTGAAGTCACCGGGTCCGATGAAGCTTCACGCCTCATGCACGCCCTGAACGTCATGAGGGGAAATCTGCGCGGCACTATCCTGGAAATTTCCGGCGCCTCAGCTCAATTAAGCACCGCGGCAGTTGAAATGACTTCCATCACAGAGAGTGCAGACCGCACGCTGCAACAGCAGAACAGCGAAATAGAACAGGCCGCCACGGCCGTGAACGAGATGAGTGCGGCCGTAGAAGAGGTTGCGAGGAACGCTACCTCCACATCCGAGGCAGCAAAGCAGTCGAGTTTTTCGGCAGATCTTGGCAACAAAAAGGTCACCGAAACCCTGACTGCCATGAGAAGCTTGACCGGATTGGTTGAAGTGTCCTCAGAACAAGTAAAAGCGCTCGCGGGTCAAGCTCAAGACATCAGCAAGGTCCTCAGCGTCATCAGAGCCATTGCGGAGCAGACAAATTTGCTCGCTTTGAACGCAGCTATCGAGGCAGCTCGAGCTGGCGAACAGGGTCGCGGTTTTGCAGTGGTGGCTGATGAAGTAAGGGCCTTGGCACATCGCACGCAAACTTCGACTCAGGAAATCGAACAGATGATATCTGCGATTCAGGCAGGCTCCTCGGCAGCTGTCGATTCCATGCAGAAAAGCACGTCGGAAGTCCACAGCACGAGAGAGACGGCTGAAGAAGCCGGGCAATCCCTCCGCCAGATCACCGACTCCGTCCTGGAAATCAACGACCGTAATCTTCAGATCGCTACGGCGTCCGAAGAGCAAGCGCATGTCGCACGTGACGTGGACCGGAGCCTGATCAGCATTCGCAACCTGGCCATTCAGAGCAGCGAGGGCACTCGCCAAACTCTGACCGCAAGCAACGAGTTGTCGAGCCTGGCGGTGAATCTGAACGACCTAGTTTTGAGATTTAGAACCTGACCCGCTTGCGCCTCATGGTGCGAGCCTTCTTCTACGGGCCAACATCTTGCTAAAAGGCGGGTCTGTTGGTTTAAGCTACCCCCTTCAACGCACAGAGGCGAACGCATGGAATTCCTGCGGCAGTATCCGGCCGATCGTATGGCGGTGGTGCCGAAGGAGAAGGAATCATGATTTTGGATGATGGGGCTTTACCGCCAAGGTACCGCGAGGAGGTCCAACGGCTGCTGTCGATGATCAGCACCGCTGTGGATGCTGATACGGCGCGAATCGTTGGCCGGTATTCGGAGGGAGTCGTGCGAGGTTTTGAGGTTGCAAGGTCGCTGAGGGATAGCGACATTGAGGAGCTATTTGTGTTGATCGAAGCCGCGATACAGATGCGGCTTGAGTATCTGGCTTCTCAGTAGATTGCCCACATGATCGCCAGCACAATCGCAACCCAGCTCAGGGTCAACATTATTGATAGCCCAGCAAGTCGCGCGTCCATGACGATATCCGTTTCGACAGGCCATAAATTCTACGCCTGCTGATTTGTATCGCAATGATGGCATTAGTGGACGGCCAGCCCTTGATAGGCCCGCTCACACGCCAGCCCTGCTATTCGGGCGCCGTCATAAGCCCTTGCCAGCTCTCCCGCTCGTTTGTCAGCCCTTTGGAACAGTTCGGAGAGCACCATTGCGGCGCGGCTGGCTGCTTTGCCTCGCTCGGCAGCGCCGGTATCGCTGGAGCTGCAGGTTGATCTGGCAGCAAGGTTTGCGGCTTCGGCCCGCACCCGCTCACCAGCATCGTCAGCGCCAGAAGCATCAGCAATGGCAACCTTTGTTTGTTCTCGCGCATCATTCCCCACCTGGTTGATTGCCGTCTGGCGGCGTTGCTCTTCCGTTCGATTGGCCGTCGTTGCGGCGGCGAGTCCCTTCGCCTGCAAAACTTGCTGGTCCGCCCACAATGCCTTCCACCGAAGATCGGTCACGGTGACGCCGTGGTGGTACGACCCGTAGAGCACGCCAGCGCAAGCCAGGATGATCAGTACCAATCCCCCAAGCCTCACGTACAAGCTGGCTGAGCTCATGGCACGTCCTTGAAGAAAATGTGGTGGCCCAAGCGCAACGTCTGCTTCGCGCCCACTACCCACTTCGGCGGCTTGGCCATCGATGTCGAGTAGTAGTGGGTCGCACCGCCGGTAGGGTCAGGTTTGGCGCCGTCGATGACTTGCTGCGCGGCGAGCTGGCACTTCGCGAACTCGGCCGCCGGAATCGGCTTAGCGCCGCTGAGGAACGGAAAGTTGGGGTCGTTCGAGTTCCAGCAACTGAACTGGTACGGCTTCTGGCAGACGCCGGCATAGCCCTCGCCCCACCATGATCGGTCCTTGCCGTCATTCACCCGGTTGCGGATCGTCCAGGCGACGGCGACCATTCCGGCCAGGCCTTCGCCGCGCGCCTCTCCGAATAGCGTGCGCGCCAGGACATCGCGGTCTTTGTCTGTCACGGTCATTACTTTTCTCCAGGCATAAAAAAACCCGCTCTTGGCAGGTGCTATTGGTGATAACCAGTCTTGTGAAGTAGCATTTCTGAGCGCGCGTGGTCTTCCCTTCAGTTCATTACAAAGGTCGGGTATTACGAATGAGCTCTTTTGGCGTACGACTGGCAATAGAAAGAAAAAAAATCGACTTAAGCCAGGCAGCACTCGCGAAGCTTGGAGGAGTCAGGGCCAACGCCCAAGCTCACTATGAGTCTGGTAAACGAACACCTCGTGCAGATTATTTGGCAGCAATATCAGCAGCAGGGGTGGACGTTAACTATGTGGTCACAGGACAAAAAAAAGGCGGAGTGTCGGGTGATCTTGCCCAAGCAATCCTTAGTGAGCTGCACAACCGCCTCTGGTATACGGCCCAAGCAATCGGCGAGCTGGCCCTGCTATTAGACCCTGCCGACAAGCGCACCCCGCGGGACCACATTGCTGAATATCTCAAGTTCTTAAACAGGAATAATTGACGCTATTCGAATGAAGTCCGACGTATTTCAGTCGGATAGCCGAATGGACCGGCCCAGGTCCGTCTACACTCGACTTCTTCCAGGACCGCTTGCTGAGCGTTCATGTCTGCATCGCGTTCGCTCTAGCAGATCGCAACCTTTGTCTGTCACGGTCATTCACTTTTCTTCAGGCGAAAAAAAGCCCGCACGCGGCGGGCATCGGGTGTTACGGGCGGGATTAATCGGGATGGACCTCGACAATTTCCGGGGCTTCGCCGAGGTCGGGTGATGGAGCATTGAGCAGATCCGTCAGGCGCTCGACTTCGGCTTGCGCGGCTTGCAGTTGCGCGGTGAGGTCTGCATTCAAAACCTGAGCGCTAACCAGTGCCTGGGCCTGCGCATCAATCGTCGCGGCCTGCTCGGCTACGCTGGCCGTCAGCTTGGCGTTACTGATCAGGGCGCTATGGGTTGCCTCACCGAGGATGCTCACCAGCGCGGCCTGATCATTCAGCGGTTGCGGCGTCCCCTCAAGCGCCACGACGGCAACACCATCATTCAGCTTCTCGTAAATGGTGCGATAGCTCGCCCCTACGCTCAGGTCTGGATTGACCCGTATCAGCGTTTCATACAACCGGGTGCGTTCTTCAATCAGCATGTTTCGTTTCCTTAAGCAGCAGTTGAGAATCGGACGCTGGAAAGATCAAGAATTGCGCCGGCCGCCAAGGCTGCGCCTGGAACCAGCGCGCAAGACCCAAGGCGGTTAACCTGAGCCTGCACGGGCGTGGCTACGGCGGTGGCACAGGCCACAGGCAGCCGCAGCACCTCTGCATCAGACGTCGTTCCGCTAGGGCGAAACCCTGCTGGCAACGTGGCAAAGGCAAAGGCGGTGTTGATGGCCAGCGCGGCCGTGAGGGTGATCTTTCCTCGGAACTCCACCGAATCATCCACCATCCGGTACTGCGGAGGATGGGTTGTATTGGCTGTGGCCCCGGCGTTAAGCGTGAAGTTGACCCACCCGCCCACATTCAGAGGCAGCCATGAAATGCCATTCGAGCGCTGACGTTGCGGGCCACCCGGTGCGTCAGTGGCATCAAGCTCGGAGCCGTTGTAAGCGGCCGCAGAAGGCCGGGTAGACAAAGTGTACTGGCCAAGTCTTAACGGTCCATTGGTCGTCATGGCCCCGTTTACCGTTAGCGCGGCAAGGGTGGTTTCTCCAGTTGAACGACTGATCGAAAGTGGCGTAGAAAGCCCTGATCCCGCGTCGGAATACCGGGATATAAAAAAGTCCGTCCCAGCGTTAGATCCAGACTCTGCCGTAGTGCTACCACCAATCCGCCACCGCTCAGAGCCTGAAGTAGTCAGATACAGCGCCCTTTGACTCCCGGATACGCCATTCAGAATGATGGTCGGGTTTCCAGCACCCCTGCTAACGGACAAATTGCCTGCCACGGCCACCGCATCGTTGAAGTTTGCGGCGGCGCTAACTGCCAAGCCGCCCAAGGTTGTCAAGCCGGTGGCTCGATCAACCTGAATAGGGGTTCTGAGGTAGGCTCCGGCATCGCTCCTTGCAATCAGAACAAGGTTGCTCCCAACGTTCGAGCCAGATTCTGGAATCTCGTTACATACCCAATCCCAGCGGCCTGAATTGCCAGTCTTGAAACTCAGGTTTCTTGCGTACCCAGCATCCCCAGTAATTGTGGCCGTGACGGCAGCAGCCAGTCCGTTTCTGCTTAAGGAGAAATCCCCAGTGAATGCCGGGTTAAGCACGTTCACTTTGACCCGAGTGTCTTCATTCCATCCCGACAGCGGTCCTACCTGACACTGAGGCCGGGCAAAATCCACTGTCCCATCGGTAACTGCCGAGGCATAAAGCCGATAGAAAACCTGCACCCGCACCGTGCCTGCTGGCAGGTTTGCATAGTTCAGACTGAAACGCTGAATCGTTCCGTCAAGCACGTTCACCAGACCGTTGATGGTGTTGATCACCACACTGCTGGCATTGATGGCCTGAAAAAAGATTCGCAGTCCGAGGCCTGCCGTACCCTTTACGAACACCGACGCTGCCGCGTCCTGCCCCTCTCCTACGCGGGTCGGGAATGCCGGATCAATCGTCAGTGATCGATACAGAGCGCTAATGTTCAGGCCTGTCACTACTAAGCGCTGCGCGTTCTCGTCCGGATTCAGGAACGACGGCACCAGTGTCATAACACCGGTAGAAGCACCTACAGCGCCTGGCGCATCCAGCCTCCAGCCGTCCGCGATATTGGCTACCGATGACAAGCGCATGGCGGCGTTGTAGTACAGGTTCTGGCTGCCAAAGGCCGAAAGCGTTGGCAGGATTGACACATTGTCCAGCCAGCCATGCGCTACCTCGTACCACGCCACGTTCCCGGTGTTAGCCGCAAACTCCATGTACTCGCCTTTTTCCAGCGTGATCGACGGATAGGAAATGGCGTTGACGACGATCCCTTGCGTGCCCTGCGCGGTGAGGGTGATTTGCCCGCCGGATCGATTGAGGATCCGGACCGTCTGGCCGGACAGCATGGTATCCACGGAAGGCATGATCACCACCGCACCCGTTGCGGTGATCGAAACCCATTTGCCGGCGTAGGTATTATCCAGCGTGATGTTGCCCGAGATACCCCCGCCGTCCCCTCGGTACTGGCGCAGCGCTGACGCCACGGCGCTCGAAATCGCGCCAGGCGTACCGAAAAGCTGGGTTTTTTCGTTGTTGGTGTAGTCGTTGGCCGAAAGCACCTTGCCCGCAACCTTGTCGACCTTACCGCTGAACAGCGCCTTGATGTCGGCGCCGATGGCTTGCGCCAGCGCGGTTATGCGCGCGTCCAGGTTCATCGGTTAGGCCTTGGCGGTGACGTAAGACGCCGAGAAATCAGCGTCCGGATTGCCCACGCCGATGTTTTGGCAGGCTTGCAGTTTCTGCGCAGCGCTCAGCGTCTGCGCATCATCAAAGCGAACCCGGTTTGCCACCGCCGTGGTGAGCGCAGTCAGCAAACCTTCGTCACTGACGATCAGGTCTTGAAGCTCTTTCAGGGTGTCATACGCCGCGCCGGCACCACCGAGGATCGACGCTTGCACAGCCGCCTTGGCCGCCTCAATCGAATCAAAGATTTTGTTGGCGGACCATGTGACGGCAGTAGCGCCATCGCCGGCGGTGTCGTCAATCTTCGCGCCGGCTGCACCCAGCAGGCCATACAGCTCGTTGATGGCTGCAACCAGGTTGCCCTTGGCCGTAGTGGACAGCGCGGTCAAATCACCCTGCTTGGTGGTCAGGGCTTTTACGTCAGTGCCGATAGCCTGAGCAAGGGCGATAATCCGGGTTTCGAGGGTCATAACTTATCCTTTGGCGAGAATGTAATAGTTCAGGGGGTCGGGACTTAAATCGTCCGAGACGTACAGCTTTTGGTCAGAACCGAAGGTGAGGCGGTTGTTTGGATCCGAGCTAATGTCGGCAGAACCCACCCCGGGCGGGCCTTGCTCACCGCTGGAGATCACCTCGACTTCTGTCAGTTCAAGGGCTACGGCGTATTCCAGATCCACGCTGGCCGTCTCCCGGTTCTGCACTTCAAACGCGATCACCTCTACACCGGCCGACATTTGAAACCCCCTTGGCAATAGCGCGTTACGGTAACGGCGCCATAGGCCACGTCGAAGGCGTAGTGCAAACCCTCTCCCGTTAACAGCGCGGTTTGCGCGGGGGTGATTTCTCGGGTGACGCTGCCGGCAGTGGTGATAGTCAGGCCAGTGCCAACGCCCAGGGAAAACAGCAGCTCGGCATCCCGGTACACACGCATGACGGGCGCAGCCTCGGCCAGATCCACAGCGCGCCGGTAGATCAGTTGCCCACCGACAGGCATGAGGCCGCTGGCCGACAGCGCGTTCACTTCCAGCGTGTCCGCATCGATCACCTTGGCGCGGTGCGGCAGTTGCTTGAACGGCTCCCGGTTGAGGTCGGGCATGCCCTGGACACCGCGCACCCAAATCGGCCAGGCGCCTTCGAGTCCGTGAGCAATGGCCGTAAGCAGAACCGGCGCACCGGATACGCTGGAAATATCCCGGTAAACAAACTCGGGCTGCATAATCCGAATGGTGTCGCGGTAAGTAGTCCCCGGAATGACGGGCAGGTCTTGAAAGGCCGGCTGCATGGCTGGCTTCTCCTAAGTGGGAAGGCGGTTAGACCCAGTTAACTTTATCGGGGGTTAAAATAATGAATTCTTCTGTCGCCGGGTTGTAACTTCCGTAATGGCGCATGTCGGCCGGAAGCACCCCTATACTTTCTACAGTTTGATAACCTTTACTGGTGATAACGCCTTCCACCCTTTCAATTTGATCAACGTAGACATCGACCGATGTGACTGCAATCAAGTTATTGCTATAGAAAACAAGTGACCATCTTTTTCCGCCAGCTTGATAATTAGGTAGCGAACCACCGAAACCACCGAAACTGGCGCCCGAGTCCGTCCACATTATAAAAGGGTTATTCTCATAAACTTCTGAACTTACGTGCTCGCCGTCAACGGCGACAACGCTAAGATTTCCATGATCCCAACTTGAAGAGACTGAGTAATTGTTGGTGCGGCTCCACTCTGCGCCCGGCCCGTCCCATGTTACGGTGCCCTGACCCGAGCCAAACCCTCCGCCGGTGATATTCAGTTCCCCATCGTCAATGATCTGTTGAGTCCCATCTGTGTACTCTTCAATAATTTTTGGCGACAGCGTTTGACCGGTAAAACTTGCCTCGCCTCTTGCATAGGTATCGTGAAAGTTCAAATAGCATGGCCGAACTGTCTCATTATCGAAAACCACCATTACCATCCATCGGCGCGTAACTTCAAGGCTGGAAGGACCATTCCAGCTTCCGCTGTCCCCACTAATAACTTCAACTACCGGCGAGAAATCATAAGTGACGGTATCCCCCAAATATTTGCCGTCGCGGATGATCGGCTTTCTATCAATTTCTGGTCCGAGCGCGCCCGAGTTGCCAAACCTGCTGTAGGGGGTGCCGCTTTCCGATCTGTCCTCGCTGTAAACATCGTCAAACGAATACAGCACTTCGCCCGATATCAACACCGTGGTTTCTGTGCGCTCTAGAGAAACCTTATAAAAGGTGTAAGCCCGTGGCCGAACATCCACATCCTGAGCGTCTCTATCGCTCGCCCGATTGAACAGTGACCAGGCCAGAATTGCGGTCTTTCCTGACGGGCTGAAGCTGTGCAGCCGCACCACCTCATCACCAGGGAATCCAAGGTTGCCCGACAGCTTCCGACGCATGTTGTCATCAGCCTGCCCGACCGGAGCAACGAGCAGTGTGGTGAAGCTCTCAGCGGCAACTCCAAACTCGCCGAACCGGGTCAGCGTCAGTCGGACATTGGTAGATCCGGCGTTAATGGTGCCCGCGATCAGGCTCGCTCGCCACCGGCTGCCGTCCTCGGCTTGGTACATCCAGCCCTGGAACGAACGGTTATACAGACTGGCTCCAGTGATCAACGCTCGCCCTGCCCAATACTGCCCGCCCGGCGGCGCGTTGGCCGCTTCCTCGGGCGTGATGGGCTCTATCCCCTTCACCGATATCAGGTGCGTATCGCCGGAACCGTAAATGGCGGTTTGCAGCCCTAGCGGCTGATCGTATGGAAGCGTGTCGCCATTCGGTAGATGGACGAAAGAGCCGCGCACCAGTCCGTGCCATGGCCAAACAAGTGTTCGGTTCATAGGACACCTTCAGCCAATCAAACCGGATCCGGATCAGGGTCAGTGCCACCGCCGCCGGAACTCGAATCAAAGAAGGGAAAGGCCGTGCGGTTCACGACAATCCAGAGACCACTGAAGCCCAGCATTTCGTATCTGGTAATGCTTGCCCCTGCGGCCACGAGCTTGGCATCGGTTACGTTTAAAACCTGGGCGGAACCGGTAGCCAGAAAGCAATCGGCGTCTTGCTGAACAGTGTTCAGCATCAATATTTCGAGTCGATAGCCTGCCGGCCCCATCGGGGTTTGCGGGAAGGTAATCTGGAAAGGCATGGGTGAGCCGGAGACCATCTGCCAAAAAACACTTTGATTGTCGAGACTGACGACAAGCTGCAAATCCAAGTTCATGGGGCTGCGAACCGCCGCGCCAGGCGCCGAACCTAACAAGGCTGCCAGTTTGTTGGCTGTGCCGGCCGTTATGGCGCAATAGATAAATGAGCCTGTAGGCCAATCGCGAGCCGTGGTGCCTTCCTGTCCGCGCACAACCGTTGGGAAGGTATATTCAATTTTGACTGAAATAATCTCCACTGGCGCGGCCTCGGCGGGATCCAGAGACGCGCAAAGCGTCAGCAGGTAGTCACCATCCGCAAGCGATGCCCAGGATGCTTCAGAGATAGGCAGCGTGGTGCCATCCACCGACAAACCGGCCGTCAGTTGGGTAAGCCAGTTGTTTACGAAATTCATATCAGACCCTATGGGTTGGCTTCAGGGGTAATCGGCTGTGCCAGATTGATCACGGCTTCACCACCGTTGGCGTCGGTGAGCACCAGCTTTTTGATGGAGGGGATGGTGAACAGGCCGTCACTGCTCAAGAGTCCGTTGGTCCAGTACTCCCGCTTGGTGTAATCCGCTTCGGTGAGCGGGCTGGCGATCCCTCCGCCAGTGGCCGGCGCGTTCTTTGGGTTGTACGTGCCCTTCCCCTTGGTGGCCGGTACCGCGCCCCGAGCCGCCAGCACTGGCAGCGGAGTGCTTTGCCTCTTGGCAGAAACCAACTTGCTCAGGTCGTTACTGACCTGCGATCCGGAACCAGATCGATCCGTGTTAATGCTTGCGCCGATGGCCTTGCGCTCGGACACCATCGACGCCGCAGACGATTGACGGCTGGCCAGATTCGCCGCGCCGCCGCTGCGACGATCACTCTCAAGGCTCATTTAAAGCTCCAGCGGGTCGTTGGGAATGGTGATGCGATAGGTAGCTGGGATATCGACGACCAGTTCGTCGCGCTCAGTTGCCGGGATTTCAGACGCTGTGATTTGCAGGCGCCGCTCGAATACAGGCAGCGTCGGGTCCGCGTTGTCGTAGTTGCCGGAAAAGCCGTCAAGCGTGTCGTCATAAATTGGCGAGTCCGACTTTCCGCCCAATTGTGTAGCCAGCGCCGGCGCGATGACGTCCTCCGCCTGAGGTGCCGTTGAAATCGCGGGGGCGGTCAGTGGATCTTGATTTGATCCGCCGCACCGCATGACGTTCACTGTCAGCGTCGTGATAGCCGAGCCGCTTCCCAAGTCGAAGCTATCCACAACACGACTGCAGCGCGCCTGAGCAACTACGCCTTGGTCAACCAAACTCAGCGTGTGTACCAAGTCAATATCCAGCACCATGCTTGTCGGAACGCTCCAGCTCACGGCGGTAGCCGTATGCGCCAGCACGACAGTGGTCTTCGCCTGATTCAACAGACACTGCAGTGCTGCTTTGCGCTGCACTTCGTCACGCTCGTCGACGTGGCCTGAATGCCCATCAATTGCGCCCGGAACATCAAGTCCGAATGCAGCGCTCTCCCATGTGCTGCCGAGGTCGGTCGCGTAATCGATCGACACAGAGTCCCGGGCAATAACTTCCCCAGCCTGGTCCACGCTGGCTTGTGCAACAACTGTGAGCTCGTACTTTTCTGTCACCGGCTGCACCCAGCGACGCCCACCCGTATACGTCACACCCAACAGCAGGTCAGGATAGTTATTGATCCACGGAATCCCGTTTCCGCAAATGTCACCGCCAGACCCAGGTGTTTTTATGTAGATCGGCGATTTGATGATGCTCATCCCTGCTGACGACGCAGAGTCTTTCACCATCGCGACATCAGGCAGTTCCGAACTGGCTTGGCGCCACAAGCAAAAACCCTGAGTTCCGCCAAGCCCACTCGTTTCCGGGTGAACCCATGTGAACGTTTCGTTGAGCTGGTGGAGTCTGGAGAACCGATAGCTCGCCTCAATCACTACCTTATTCGTCAAACTGGTCAAGTCGGCATAGCTGACCTTCACCGAGTCGTAAATCGTGCTGCCTTCCCCGAATACAAAGTCCACGTTCCCGGCATACCAGCTTGTCAGCCGCAGCGCGCCAGCTGCGGACGAGTCCAAGCTTGCCTGGATGGTGCCCAGGCGCTCGCCAAGATAGTCCCAACGGCTACGGCCATCAGGCGCTTCGAATACATCTGCTGACCAGAACGCCGGGGCCAACGCGTCGACCTCCGCAACAGTGAGCTTTTCGACGCGCTGCTGAAGCTGATCACCGCAGTGGCACAGCAGTAGGCGACCGATTGAATCCCACTCTGTCGTTACCACTCGCCCGGTGTAACGCCGCTTTTCAGTCGTCACACCCACTGTGGTAGTGATGTAGTCGATTGTGACTTCTCGCCCCACCCAAGCCATGGGCAAGATGGCTCCCGGCAACATCTGCAACGTAAAGGTTGCTACGCCGGCCGCGCCGCGTTCCCGATCCACTTCAACTTGGCCACTAAGCCGAGCCGTGAAATCCGCACCGCCAACCAAGACGCGAAGCGCCCAGCGGAACGCATAGCCTGGCACGATCGGTTGAGGATCCACTACAGCTCCGCTGCCACTTCCGGCAGCGTTGAGGGGGCCTGCGTTTAGCGGTGATCCGTTAAGCATCACGCTTCCTCCCAAGCAATCGACCAGCCGAAAGTAGATTGCGACGCGCTCATCGACTTGGGCGGTTTGCTGGCAAACACGCTATATACCGGCATCCACTGGATCATGTACTTGCTGGCACCGGCCAATGCGTTCGCAGTCGCCACCCCATCCTCCAATGAGCAACCAACCTGTACCCACTCAGCACCAAGTAAAGCGAACGCTGCGGGCTCTGTGTCGGGACGAGGAAGACTCGTCAACATATAGGCCCGGCCATCGCCAACTATGCATTCCTGAGACGTCAGGCGAAGTTCGAGTGGCTGGCTGTAATCAAGACCATCAAGCCCGGGCGGCATCCAACCCTGGCCACTGATAGCGCCCGAGGCTTTCCCCCAATGTGTCATCTTCACGCCAGCGCCACCGGAAAGCCTGACCACAGTTTCGCCAAGTAGCGGCGTGTCGGACTGGTCAGGCGCGCCGGCGTGCAATACGATCGGCACGCCGCCGAGTGTGACAAGTGGAACGCTCATCCAGTTACTCCAGCGAATAAGTTTGCAGCCGATAACGCTCTAATGAGCGTCACACTCAACTGCATCAAGGTTGGCGCGCTGATCACGCATTGATGATTAATCAGGCAATATTCAAATGACGGGCGCTGAACCTAGCTGTTTGCGAAGGTCGCTGTCCGAGGCTGAAAAGGGATTTCTTACATGACGAAGATAGTCTTCGGGACCTGCTTCTTATTGCTGTCATCCGCCTGCATGGCGGATACCGTTTTCAAATGTGTCGACTCGCAAGGCCATGTAACTTTCACCGCGCGAGCAAACTGCCCCAGTGATAGCGCTCTGGACGATGTAGTGTCAGCGCACAACGCAAGGCCAAGCGGCGCAGCGGAAGGGACCTTGATGGCTGCCCCTGTGAGTCCGCAAAACAGATCCGCACCCCGCGCCGCCGCGACAGCCCCAGCAACGCAAACTGGCCCGGCGCCCTGCTCCACCGGGCTCACTGCTCAAGAGCTCAGAACAGCGAAAGTTCGCGGCGAAATCACACCTGGCATGACGCGGAAGGACATCGAAAGCATTCGCGGGAAACCGAATAAAGACAGCGCGCGCGGCGCAGGATCGAGCACCTACTGGAATGACAAATACGTTGATGTCACAAGCGTTAGCTACGACCGCAACGGTTGCGTGAGATCTTCATATCAGTCGGGGCATAAGCCCTGATTATTCAGGGCCTGCCGAATTTGATAGCCTGATTACGCAACATCTTGCCCACATCCTGCTGCTTGACCTGAACCTGATAGCTTTCGCCGCCAGCGTTCAGGCTCATGCTGCCCCAATTCTCCAGAGGTGGCGGATTAACACGATCAATCAGTGCCTGACTCGGCGCCGGAATCATTGGGACAGACCTCGTATTGACGCTTCCGCCCTCCGCAAAACGCGGTAAACGTCGCTCATTGATCTGTCTCAGCATCTCCGTACCGTAGTGCTGAACCGCGTCAGCCTTGACCATATATTCCCCATTGGAAACCAAAGCCAAAATGCTGTCGCTTGTTCCTGTTCCTGGGCCCCGGATCTTGCCGCCATCGGCATAGCTTGGAAGATCAGATGAAGGCGCAGCATCAACGGAAGCAGTGCCGCCGCCTACAACCGTTACCGGAATAGTCAGCGCCTGCTTCATCTGCGCCGCCACGGCCGCTATCTGCGATTGAGCAGCAATGACCGATGCCTCGTCTATGAGAGGCGTTACTGGAACGTCCAGTTTGCCAACGGCCCCTTCTGCGAGATCGGGCTGCACTGGAACGGGAAGCGCCCCTTTTGCCGCAACCTCCCGAACCAGTTTCTGGTAATAGTCCTCTTCTAGTACTGGCTCGACCTTTACCGGAGCATCCTGTTGCGAGTAGTCCGTAACGCCTGGCTGGTATTTTAGCTTGCTCTTGGCTGCAGCCGCCGCTGCAGGTGCCGTGGCATTTACAGGAGCGGGAACCGGGTAAGTGACAACGCTGTTGGACTGCCCGGCAATTGCCTGCATTTCATCCGTAGGATTAACCGCATTGGGCAGATCAAATGCAATGCCCAGCTTTACCTTCAAATCCTGCATCTGTTTGACGACAGCGGCAATCGCTTCATCCGATATCTTCGGGGTGATTTGAAGTGTTTTCAGTTCGTCCAGGCGCGCTTTCAAGTCGGCCGTTTTGTCGGTTGCGGCTTTAAGACTTGCCTCTGCCTTGTTGACGTTGATTCCATCGGCGGCAACAGCAATCCCCTGCAACTCTTTGATGAAGCCTGCAAAGCCCAGGGTGTTCTCGCCCGCATCAGCCATTTTCTGCAAGATGGCCAGCGATGCATCAGCTTTCTTTTTAGCGCCGTCGGCATCGCCGCTCTGAAGCGACTGTTTCGCCGCTACCTTCAAAGCTTGAGCATTGCCGTAAGTGGCTTCACCTGACGACCCACCAGTTTGCAGACCGGCAATCGCATCCGCGTATTTCTTCTGAGTTTCGAGCTGTTCAGCTTTCGCCTTTTTAAGATCCCTGGCAGCTGTTCTCTCAGCCGAAACTTGAGCCTTAATGGCCTTTTTGGTGGCATCGACCAAGCGGGTTTGCTCAGCCGCCATCCGCACAGTGTATTCCCGGCGATCGTTTAGTTGCTGCTCGCTGGCACTTGCAGCAGCCTTGCGGCCCTCCTCCTGCGCGCTCGCCTGCTCTGAATTTAGACCGCTAGCTTGTTGGAGCAACTGCGCGCGGAAGTCTTTGAACTCCTGCAGTTTTTTCTCAAGGGTGGCTTTCGAATAGAAAGCGTTGAGGATGGTGTCATCGTCCCCTGTAAAAAGAGTCGTTAAAGAAAACCCTTTCAGGGCCTCTTCTGCTGCCTTGATGTCCCGCTCGACCTTATCAAGTGGGCTGACCTGGCCGGCAATTTTAGCGGCCGAGTACGCGACATCGTCCGCAATATTGACAGCACCGGACCCGCTTTTCGCAGCAATCTCCGCGAATTTAAGAAGGGCACCACCTAGCCTGTTCAAGTTCGTCGCAACGGTCGGATCAGAAACGGTATCGCTTAGGCTTTTCATCTGGCTGATGAACGGACCCGTATCTACCGAGCCCAGCGCAAGGTTGATTTTGTCCTTCATGACGGTGAACTGCCCGCCAACCGTTTCTGGCAGCACTGCGGCTTCTTTTTGAAGCTGCGGCAGTGCATCAATCACTACACTCGTGATCGCGTCCGAAGTTAGCTGACCTGCCGCCGCCATCACTCGCAACTGGCCAGTTGGCACTTTGAAACCTTCGGCCAACGCCCGCAGCAGACGAGGGGAGTTTTCTGCGATGGAGTTGAATTCCTCACCGCGAAGCACGCCTGAACCCAAGGCCTGTGAGAATTGAGTAATAGTGCTGCTGGTCTCAGAGGTGGTCGCGCCGCTGATTCTCAGCGACTGCGTGACAGCATCGATCACTTTGAGCGTATCGCCCTGGCTCCGGCCCATAGCCGAAACAGCGGGGGCAAGCCGGCTATACAAAGTGACAACATCTTCGAGCGGTGCCTGGGAGCGTTGCGCAATCTCGCGCGTGGCAGTCTGGGCAATGTTGAATTCGTCTTGGCTATTGGTTGCGAGCCGGAGCTGCGCATCCATTTTCTTAACTGTATCGGACGCCTCTACATAAGCGGCAAATGTCGCTGTAGCAGCTGCTGTGCCGCCCAGCGCCCCTAGCGCGGATTTGACGCCCAAACCACCGCTAGATTTACCTGACTCTGAGTTAAGGTCTGCAATCGCTCGCTTTGTGTCGTCGACCTTTTTGCGGTATTGCGCCTCTGCTACCCCGCGTTCAGTAGCGGACAACACGCCGGATCGAGTAAGACGGGCGTAATCGGCTGTTAAAGCGGTCAACTGGGCTCTAAGGTCTCTGAGCCGACTGATGCCGAGAGTCTGCAAGGATGTATCTTTTGGGGCGACAACAGGCGCTTTAACCGGCGCTGCATTGACAGCGCGAAGCTCACGCAGCTTGGCAAGGGTCTCGCTGACACTGCGGCGATAATTAGCCTGGGCAATCCCCAAATCGCGAGCCGATATCTCGCCCGAATTTCTGACCAAGTCGAATTGCTGACGAAGCTTCGCAAGTTCACGCTGCGTATCTCGGACATCACCTGCGCCGAGAGACGTCTTGGCGTTGTTCAGCGCGGTGTTGGCACGCCCAGCCGATAAAGCTTTGTCATATGCAGCGCTGAGCCGTGATTGCTCTGCTGCCAAGTTGCGCGTATCGACGCCCGCGCTTTTCAGTCCTTCGCGCATCTGCGCCAGCTGATTGATCTGCACCGCTTCAACTCTTTCGAGACGCTGCAGCTCCTTTACCGATGCTTTATATGACTCCTGCAGCTGCTTTGACGGTGCGTCAGCCTTTACGATCTCAGCACTCAAATCACGCACGCGCTCACGCGCATCACGCATCGCAGTTCCTGCTTTCTCAACGCTCGACTCAACGTCTTTGAATGCGTTGATTTGGCGAAGCGGCTTTTCAACCACCTTTACCAAATCGCCATACTCTTTCTTGAATCCGGCGACTTCCTTTGTGGCACCGTCCAGATCGGCGGTTATACGTAGCTCAATGTCGCGCATTATTTATCAACTCTTGAGTGCACGCAGGAAGAGCCGCCAGGGGTAGTCCAAAACATGGACGTGCCCCGCGACAATTAGTTGGCAGATACAGTTTTCAAGCGAGCTCAATGCCTGGCTCAGGGTTTGAACACCCGGGCCAGCATCTCGAAAAAATCGGGATTCTTCGCCTTGCACGCCTCAATCACTTTGCGAAGGTCGCTTGGAAACATCCCTTCAATTTCGGCCGCTTTCAGACTGGTAAGGTGTTCCAGATCGCACAGCCGCATATCCGTGAACAGGGCGTCTCCAATCAAATCTGATTGAGGATTTGGCTGCAAAATCAGCCGTGCGCCCTGAACAGTCAATTCACGAATAACCACCTCTTGCCCGGCGACGACCAAAACGCTCGATGTACTCAGGTCCATCTTCTGCCCTCAAAAAACCCGCCGAAGCGGGCTTGTGAATTTCAATCGACGGGAATCAAAGAGGTCAGACAGTCGTTGGGACTTCTTTCTCGATGCGCATGTACTTCGACTTGCCCGCGCCGACTTTCGCCGGATCGGAAAGGACCTTGGCGGTCACTTCCGAACCCATGAAATCGTCGGTGCTGATCCAGTCAGTGCTCGCGGCCGGGCTCAACTGGCAGCGGAAGTACTGCAGGTTCACACGCTTCTTGGTGCCCGCCGCGTTCGCGCCTTCAAACAGGAATTCAACGACCTTGCCGCTGTTGGTCAGCGCTTCAATGACATCCACTTCAGCGCACTGGTAATCGATCAGCAGGTTTGCGGCCTCCGCAATTGCGCCGCCAGACAGAATTTCAATGCCGGAGCCGGTCATCTGATAATCGTCACCGTCCTTAAACACGGTTGCCGGAGCGCTGGCCAACGTCACCGACGTAATGCTCAGCGGCATCTTGTCGAGTTTGATGGTGCCGCCCTTGGTGGCCGTATGCGCTTCGTCACTGACCGTTTCAGACGGGATGCGAGTGACGTCACCCCAGTACATCAACGCGAGGTTTTCGGTGTACAGCTCCCGCCAGTTCATGGTCAGGCCCATGCTGGTAATTCGGCTGATCGAATCATACTCACCACCCTGCGGAGTGGTGGTGTCAGCCAGGGTCAGGTCCGTTTTTTCAATGGCCTGGACCAGCGTCGACACCAGGCCGACCGGCAGGAACGGGCCACCGACGCCATAGAGGCGCATCTTGACCAGACCGCCGACGACGAACGTTTCAATTTCGCGGGCCATGTTTTACTTCTCCTGGGTGTCGCCGGCGATCACCTTGTTGGCCTTGAGCCAGGTGCGTTGCGCGGCGGTGACTTTGATTTTTGCACCCGGCTGAAAAGATTTCCCAGCCTGGGTATGAGGCTTGATCAGCTCGACTTCGAACCGGGGCGGCGCGCGGTCTGGCTGATCGTCGGCAGGGGCCGGAGCTACCGCGACAACTTCGTCTTTAGGCATTTGGTTGCACCTGGATAATGGTGTGAAGGTGAACGGGGATCAGGACCGTGGCGGCCGTGACACCCTCGGCAGGAGGGAAGATTTCAGGAGCGCCAACAGTGATTCCACTGATACCGCGTGGAAGCCAGCCCGGGAGCACCCCTTGCGTCGGCATGAGACACTGCAACAAGTCGTGCTCCAGCGCCTCGACCGCATCCTCGTAATCGTCGATCCCGGCCTGAACCGCGCCGACAACGTTGAATCCGGAAAAAACCTTCAGCGCATGCGGACCGGCCACCGGAGCTAGCCCTTTTGCTTTCTGCACGACGATGAGAGGGAACGCGACGGATCGATCTTCGATCACCTCGTTGAACCAGCCAGAACGAGTATTCGCCCCAGCCTGGGTGAGGTAGCCTTTGCTCACAGAAATCGTGGACAGCCGCTCAATCAGGGCCTTGCGACCCGCAGTTAACAGATTGATCATCGGTTTCAGTCCGTCGACATGAGTGAATAGCGATTGATGAGCCCGTCTGTGCCCATCCACTCGCCCAAGGCGTAGCGCTTGCAGTTGATGACCAACAGATCGCCGCGATGGGGCTTCGGAACTTCCCTGATTCGCAGATCCACGGCGAGCGCGACGGCGACAAAACTGCCGCCACCGGCGGAACCAACATTGCGCTGGATCACCGCGCCCACTTCCTTGGTAGGGCCGCCATCCTTGGCTTGGAAAACAGCGCCGCCCCGCTCACCGAACATGTCGAACAGCTCGTCGTCCGCATCATCGAAGATGTCGTCGAACTCCGAGCCACCCATCACTTGGTCAGCTTGATGATTGCGCGCGGGAGGGTGCACAGGCTGAGCGGGTTGCTCTGCGCTTCCATGTCGATGCCTTTGTTGTGGCGCAGCGGTTCCTGGCTGGCATAGAACGGCACACCGGTGGTGTTGACCGTCTCCATGTAATCCGCCGGCGCGAAGTTGGTGATGAACAGACCATCAACGCCCACTGGCACTAGGTAGGCGACATCTGGATCCATGAACAGGACACCGCCCAAGCTACCGTAGAATTCTTCCCAGTTAACGCCGCCGAAGCTAAAGCCATCGCGGCGATGGTCATCACGCAGGAATTGGCCATCATGCCAGCGGTCGAAAGCCTTCTGAACCGAGTCATGGTTGGTGAAAGAGTCAAACCAGTTGCGACCGGCGATACCAAGCCAGCCTGCGATGATGCCGGTCCCGCCGACTGCATCTTCAGCCTTGCGTTTGGCCTCGGTAACCTTCGCAAGCAACTTGGTTTCGCTCGCGTTCATCGCGAAAGCAACAGTCTGCTGCTCAATACCAAACCGCGCGTACAAATCCAATAGGACGCGGGTGCCGTCGGCGTCGTACACCTTGCCGGTGATCGCCCCGACTCGCTGGTAGCGGATAGTGGCTTCAAGGCGTTTACGCATTTTCTGCAGACGCTTTTCAACCATTGCTTCAACAGTTTCCAGCTCGCTTTCACTGCCGAAGGGGCGGATCCCTTGAACCTCATCCGCTCTGATCACGGCCGTGGTGGGCAGGTGAATAGTTTGGAATGGGATCATGTCCCGGCCAGGACCGGTAGTCGGATCGCTTGGGGCGCCACGCTCAGCAGCTGGCACCAAGGTCAAGTTGTCATTCTCGCGCTCGATGAAAACGGCAGTGGTAGTCACGCCCTCTTCTTCGAAGAGCTCGTCCAGACGTGTTGGCACCGCTTGGCCTTCGGTAGGCTGGTTGATAGCGGTGGTCATTGCGATGCGACCAAACTCGTCGCCCCCGAAAATACTTAGATCGGCCATTCCGTTCTCCAGAAACGAAAAAACCGCCAGTGGCGGTCTTTATAAATTGGGTTGATGGGTTAGCGCAGGATGATTCCGGCGGCTGCCAAGGCGGCTTTTGCTGGGTCTGTCAGACCAATCAGCAGGCTTTCGATCACTTCGCAGTCACGCACAATGCCCGCAGCGAAACGATCCGCAGTGTTATCAGCATCGCGACCTTCGTAAAGAATCGCGACCTGGGCGGTGACGCCCTCGGCCGGAGCCACGAAAGCAACGTATTTGCCTGCCGCATTCTTCGACAGAATTTGACCGGCGGGAAATGCCGTAGCGCCTTTGAGCAACAGAATCTGTTCGCGAGAGCGTTCGCCGCTCGCCTCGTTCAGCAAGAACGCAGCGGTGCGCGCCCCTTGAGTGACGATGTCGTAGTTCATGCTTTCGCTCCTTTGCGACCGGCCCAGATGTTTTTGGTGGAGAAGGTTTTCTTGCCCTGACCAGCTGCCGCCGCTGCGGCTGCCGCGCGAGTGGCATCATTCTGAATGCCGCCGAGGCTGATACCGCGATCTTTGGCAGCGGTATATAGCGCTAAAGCGGTCGCTTCGACACTGGAACCATCGGCCAAAGCAGCTTTGATTTCAGCGTCAAAGCCTGGCGTTGAAAGAGCAGTGATACCGGCGTAGCGAGCCCGCTCGGAAGCGGTGGCATCGGTCGTCGCTGCGGCGCGGATCGCCTCGACATCGACTGTTTCTGCGGCCGCAATGGTGATGGTCTTCGGATCGGCGCCGGCCTCAATAGCTGCGTGCAGCTCCGCCGTGGTTTTTACGGTAGTCACAAAGGTTTTCCTCGGTGGGTTGCTGGCAGGACCGGCCAACTCGGCAATAACAGATTCGAGCGAGCCGACGCGGTGCGCCAACCCTGATGCAACAGCTTCAGCGCCGACTTTCAGGCCGCCGTGACCGCCCATTTCTGGGACCTTGTCAGCGGAGACACCGAGGTTTCGAGCAACCTTGCTGACAAACACATCAGCCAGGGCATCAACCGTTTTGGTGATTTCTGCCCGACCTTCGTCGGTTTCAATGTTTGGCCGCTTGTTTGGCGCTGTGCCGCTTACGATTTCGTAACTTTTCTTGCCGCCCTCATCCTTGTTGACGGACACGTTCAGCACGACACCGATGGATCCGATCAGAGCGGTGTCGTCCACCACGACTTCACTGGCCGCACTGGCGATCCAGTACGCAGCGCTTGCGCCGCTTCCGCCGACATACGCGACGATGCGTTTTTTATCGCGTGCCGCGTGGATCATGTCGGCCAGTTCATTGATCCCGTTGGCTTCACCGCCAGGACTGTCGATGTTCAGCACGATTGATTTGACGGCAGGGTTATCAAGAGCCGCCTGAAGGTCGGTCGCGATGGTGCCTGTGCTGGTGGCACCACTGATTCGGGTAAAAAAGGACGCGTAGCGGAAGATCGGCCCGGTTACAGGGATGACGGCAACGTTTCCGCGCTGGGTGACGGTGCGGGTGTTGTCGAGCTGCTTGCCAAGCCGAGTTTCCAGCGCCTCCAGATCATTCTGCCGATCGGCGATGGACAGCAAATTGTCGAGCGCATCCGGCAGCATCAGCCAAGGCTGAGCGCTGGCCAGCTCAAAGGCTCTTGGCATGATCAATCCTCTTCTTCGATTTCTTCGGGTTCCGGTTTGGCGGCAACCGGCGGTGTAGCGGGAGCCACCTCAACAGTTGTTCCGTTCGCACGACGTTGCACCAGTTCACGCGCCCGTTGCCGGTTGACCTGCTGCCATGTCTCCCCGGTCATTGCCGCCGTCTCAATGGTTTCGTTACTGATGCCGACATCGATCCGCTCCCGAGCCGCTTTCGCCTCCTTGAGCTCGTCGATAGCGCCGCGCGCTGGGCCGATCCAGATTGATTTCGTGTAAGCCTTGCGCAATGCAGGGTCGCTGTACCCCGGCGCGCTGATTCGGCCACGGGCAACCGCCTCGTCGAACATCAGTTCATAGCTCGGCTGGCAGAAATCGCAGACCAGCCACCAACGGCGCATGGTGTAGAAGCGCCAGGCTTGAAGCATCGCGGCGCGAGCGGCGCTATAGCTGCTGCTGTAATGCAACATGAGCTCTTCCAGCGGCAATTCCAGTGCAGCGCCGATTTCTTTCACAATCGCAGAGAAGAACGGATCGAACTGAGCGTTCGGGCGCGCCGGGTTGGCAACCATCGGCTCTTCGCCTTGAGCAAGGTCGACAATGGCACCCTCGCCCAGCTCAACCGCTCCACTACCCCCGCCACCAACACCGGGGGCAGGATCTTCATCGCCAAACAGCGGCTGACCCTGGCCACCATCATTGAAGCTGTCGTTCTTTTTGATGAACACGGTGAACATCGCGGAAATGACCGCGCTCATCAATTCAGCGCTAGCGTAACGCTCGAGCTTTTGCAGCGGCTCAAGGATTGGCGCCAGATAAGGCGCGCCGCGCTTCAGCCCCGGGCGCTCTTTATCGCACCACACCTGTAGCACACGACGGCGCCCCGTCTGAGCGCCGAACACTTCGACACGCTCCCAGCGCAGCGGGTATTTCAAAAACTTGTCGTCGGGATAGCCGGTGCAGATGTGGTTCGCAACCGGCGCCCCGTACTCGTCGAACTCAATCCCCTCAACCATAAATTGGCTGTCAGGTTGGCCGTTCGGGTTGGAGACACGATCCGTCTCGATAAGCTGGAGCCGAGTGCTGTAAATAGTGCCCGGCCGATCAATCCACGGCGTGGTGACGAAACAGTCGCCACCAGTCATGGCGGAAACCAACGCCAAGGCCTGGAGCTGGTAGTGATTCAGGGTGGCCTCGGCGTCACATTCGCGCGGGTCGCCGGCATACATCTCCCATTCGCGCTGGATCTGCGCGTTCAGAATGTCGGCCTGCTCTTCCGTAAGCCCTAAAACCTCATGATCAACCTGCGGGCGGCAGATCAAGCCAGTGCCCACCACGTTGGTGCGTGTCCGAACAATGGCGGCGCGCGCGATCGGGTGATTGCGCATTGCATCGCGGGAGCGGGCAACCAGGGTTTTACGCTCAGGCGTGCTCAAGTCGCGGTTCGGGCTGCCAAGGAACGGCAACCAACTCGACATGCTGCGCAAAGCACGGGAGGCGCCGTGCCAGCGGGTTTCGCTGCCGCCGCCTCCGCCCTGTGCCCTTGGCTGGCTCTGGACTAGATCAGATGCGGCGCGCGTGACCTCACGCACCATCCGCTCTTCTGGAGTGGTACGTGTGAACCAACCCATTTCAGAACCTCATATAACTGATGCGGTTACGCCCGCGTGATTTATTGCCTTCCGCCGCCGCTGCGGCGGCATAGTCGGATTCAAGGTTACGAAGTGTCGCCAGATCAGCGCGGGTCACTTGGCGCTCGCCGTAGCGAACGATCTGGCCACCCTTTAAAACCTTTTCAATTGCCGTGCGGACATCCGCCAAGCGCTGCTGTGCTTCGGTCATGGTTATCCTCGAGCGCGACTGCGTGTACCGCGTTGTGCTGGAGCGCGGCGAACCCCGGCAAGTAACTGAAGGTCGAGGCCGAAACGCTGCTGGCTGATACGAAGTGCTGCCAAGGCATACACAAAACAGTCGAGGGCCTCGTTTCGCCGACCCTTTGCGGTCCAGCGATAAACACGCACGCCCTTTACTATCTTCAGTTCCTTGATTTCAGCAGTGAGTTGCTTCAGTTCATCTTCGCCGCAGATGTCATCGTTCGCGGGCAAGTGCACGCATCCCGGGACTGCTGCGCCGGCGGTGTTGGGTTGAATCTTCAAGCGACTGTAAATGAGCTCTTTGGCGTTTTCGGTTCCCACCTCAACCAGCCAGACCTTCTTCGCATTGCGCGATTTCGGCCAGTTGGCAATTGGCTTGCCGGGTTTGTTTGCGCCTTTGACTGGAATAACCCACATCTCGCCATGGCGTCGGCTTTCGGCGTACACCTCGTCGGTGTAATGGCCGCCGGAGTCCCAGCACCACCGTTCGACGCGCATCTTGGCGTTGTCGGCCCGGGTGTATTGCTGCTGGATCTTCAAACCGACCTTGCGCCGAAGTTCCTCGCTGGCTGGATCGCCCATCAGCACCCATTTATCGACCAGCCAGGCCTCTTCACCGACACCGAAAGCCCAGACGCGGCCTTCGTATCGATCATCCTGCGTATCAATTGAGCCCATCAGCGTCAGGCCGCGCGCTGGGACCTGCGCAAACACTTCGCGGCGCATGTAGAGCTGTTCCCAGTCGACCTTCTCGCCCTGGTCGTCTTCCCAAGTCTCGCCGAGCGTTGTGTTGACGAAGGCAATCAGGTTTTCACGATTGTCCCTGACCTTGTCGAACTCGGTGACCATGTCGAGCCAGGTGGTGAAGGTGCTGTACGCGGTCCAGATGTGGAAGGTGACAATTCTCGGGGTTGCCCGAAGCGTGTCGTCCGGCGAATACCAGTCGATGCCGTCGCGAGTCCATATGCCGGTTTTTTCGCAAATCCAACGGCCACTTCGAGCCGCCTCGACCATCTCGTGATACCAAACCACGCACTTCGCGTGCTCGCAGGTGTACCAAGCTTTCGCCACTTCGCCGTGTTCGTTTTTTTCCCACTTGATTCCAAAGTCGCAATCCTTGCCGCCCCATTTTAAGTGCTGCTCCTTTGAGCAATGCGGGCACGGAACGTGGTATCGCAGAAAATACGGCGACTCTTCGCCGGCCTTCTCGATCTGGCATGTGCCTTTGGTCTTAGGCGTCGATCCCCGGATGGATTTCGGGAACGTGGCGCCCTCCAGACGTTTGTCACCAAGGAATGTCGGAGCGCCCTCGCCTTCAACGTTGGCTTCGAACTTTGATAACTCGTCGTAGATGACCTCGTCCGGCGACTTCTCACGGTAATTCCGGCTCGCTTTGCCACCCAGGCACCAAAGCATCTTCGCGTTCTGAAAACGCTTGGCGCTCAGCGAACTGTCTCGGTGTTTCTTTCCGTGCCAGGGCGCGAGCTCCAATAGCGTGGGAACGTCGCGCACCATCGTCTCGACGTGGCGCTTCATCAACTCTTCGGCGTCGGGATCGGTAGGGCAAAAGCTCAGGACATTGCGGCGTTTGTGCTGAATCTTGTAGCCGATGTTCGCCATCAACATCTTGGTGTAACCGACACGGGCAGACTTGATCAGGTTAATAACCCGAATCAGGTCGTTTCCCATGCTGTTGAGGATCGCAACCTGAAACGGGGCGGTTTCCCACTTCCCCTCCTGGTAGGACGACTCGGATGACAGGTAAAAGTGAGTGTCAGCCCACTGAACCGCAGTCAACGGCGGCTCTTTATAAAGTGCACGAAGCCCGGCTTTGATTGCCTTCTGCAGGTCAATCAACCAAGGATTCGAGGTACTCATCGAGGTATTCCGGCAATTGATCGCCGGATTCGGAGGCGAGGTTCCGCGCCAGGGCTATCTCGCGCTGTAAGGATTCGATGTGTCGTACATCTATATCCGGGTGTTTGCGTTTGAGCTTTAGCGGGACCGTATCCAGCAAAGAGCCAAGCTGTGCAGCGATTTTTGACAGGGCAAAAATCGCGAAATCAACCGGCACCAATTGCTTCTCGGCGATGGCGTTTTTCTTTTCTTGACCAATGCGCTGAGCCGCCGTTAAGCCCCGCCGCTCTTCCATCAGCTTGTATTCAATTAGCGGATCAATACCGTCAGGGGTTTCGGACCCGGCGTTCTTTTGTTCGGCCTGGGCAAGCCGGTTGTTCAAAATGGTTCGGACGTCGTAGAAGTTTTCTCGACCAATCTTGGCGATGGACTCGACCTTCCACTTGTCAAAGGCCTGGACGGTGATGCCGAGGCTTGCTGCCATTTGGCTCTTGTTCAGCCAGTGAGGTTTGGGCTCCATTTGCCTCCTCCATTGACGAGGCTGGGAGCTGCCGCGAGCCGGTTGGTGTTTAGTTGGTATTTCCGGGGGTCAGGTTGGTGTATTAAACGGCCAAAACCGCTCTATTCCGGGCCTTTCAGGCCGCCGACAATACAACAACCAACCCCCCTCAAAAAAAGTCATACATAGTTCAAAGCCGGGGCTCGAATTACCCTCACCCGAGGGGGGTGGGGGAAAGGACCCATTGCACCAAGGTAGTGCAACAACCCCGTTTCAGCGACGTCGCGTCGCCATGGCACGTTCAAAGGCCTTGGCGAACTGAATGGGCAACTGTTCATCTGCCTCCCGTTCGCCGATGCCGAAGAAGTCGAGCGCCTTGGCGTAGCCGGGCTTGCTGATGAACGCAATCAGGATCTGCACCTGAGCACGCTTGGTCCCAGTTCTCTCAGCGATGCCTATCGGCTCACTGCCTCGACGCATGACGAAGTAACGCGTGCGATTGCCAGCACTCCGATTGCTATCTGCGCTGTTCTGATGCCGATCACCTTGAGCCCCAAGGCCAGAAAGGATCTTCTGGAGCTGACCGCGCCCGATGTTGCCGTAGCTGTCGAGCTTCATGCCCGCACCAGGTACGACGAACTTCCCTTCTGGAAGAATGCCGCGTGCTCGCAACAGCGCCTCGCTGCGCTTGTGGCTGCGATCACCGCCATACACCTCAGGCGTCAGCCAGCGTGTAGCCGGGGCCGCGCCGTCTGCCTCGTCCTTGATCCAGACGCGCGCTTCCATCTTCTGCTTGGTTGCAGGTATGAGCCTGAGGCTGTCGAGCGTGTAAGGCGTTGGCCGATCGAACACTGTCCGCATTTCACCGACCAACCGTTCTTTGATCAGCTTGGCCGTCTCAGTAAGGGCGAGGACAGTAGCGAACGGGATCTGGTTGCGCTCAATGTCTGTCAGCTCTGCGAGGTTGTCGGCAAGCCCTGACGTTTGGACACGGATCATTGGGCGTCCTCAATCAACGGTACAGCCAGGCCAGATGGATTGAGCGAAAGCCAACGCAGCAGCATGGCCGTGGTCTTCCGGCATGATCATGTGAAAAGGTTTGTAACCGAGCGCGGTGACGACCCAGGACTTTTTCAAACTGATCGCATTGCAAAATTTGCGTAACCTATGGGCCAATCCCGCACACTCAACGGATATTTACGCGATGTTTCAAACTGAAGTTGCAGCACAGTCAATGCGCTCCGGATCAGTATTGCTAGTCGAAGATGCCCCCTTACAACTGGACGCTATGGTCGAGCTCGTAACAGATCTAGGCTTCAAGCCGCTGGTGTTTGCCAACGCGGATGACGCATTGAGTTTTATGCAGGAAGGAACTGTTGAAGTACGACTGCTATGGACCGATTTTCGTACGCCGGGAGACACAACTGGCGGGGACTTGGCAGTCAAAGCATTGTCGATGATTCCCAGCCTTCCAATTGTCGTGACATCTGGTGCAGCCGGCACTGCGTACAAACTCGTGACCGGGATTACGTACGTATCCAAGCCTTGGTCAGTTGAAGTCTTGGCAGGCCTGATTCTGCGCCTCACTGCATAATGACGCTGGCACCACCGGTTGCGTCGTCACGCCACCAAATGGTTGCCATACACAGACGGTAACAGCCTTGATCAACGCGATCACGGGCTGGCCCGCTCGACGGCCTCGCTCACTTTGTCGGCAGCTTTGCTGGCTACACCGGCAGCCTCTACAGCTGCGCCAGAAGCTTCCTGCACTTTAACTGCGGCCTCTTGCGTGCTCTCCGCGAGCCTTGTCAGTCGCATGTCACGCTTACCCATTGCAGCATCGTAAGCGGCGCGCACCTCGAAAAGCTGTTTGGCCTGATAGCTGTTCGATGACCAGACACCAGCCTGAAAGCCCAAGGTGAGCCCGCCGACTACCAACAGGATCGCGATGACCCAGACCTCTACACGCTTCCACCAGTGGCGAGCGATGAAGTTGATTGCGCACCTATCCATCAGTTGGTACCTCCAGTTGCGGGACGCCACCGCGCAAGCTCTGCACTTTGGCTCGCCACCTTGTCTGTGAGTTGCGACACCTGGCTCGTCAACGCATCGATACGACCTTCCAGCCTGCCAACTGCGGCAGCGAGTTCGTTGCGCTCTTTGGCGAACTGATCAGCGCGCGCCTCGGCAGCGTTTGCTCTGGTCCGCTCGGTATCCAGCAGCTCATTAAGGCGGCGGACCGTGCCAATGTCGGCATTGTCCATCGCGCGGTCAGTGGCATCCTTCGACAGGAATTTACGCAGCCACAGAAAGCCGCCGAGCAGAACAGTCCCTGTGCCGCCCAGCCATGTGAATGTGCCAGGGCCGAGGTCGGTTGGGTCCATCACTACTCCAGAAATGAAAAAACCCCGCACCATGGCGAGGCTTGAGTCTGCGTGTGTCGCGCTGAAACAGCTGAACACCGTGGCATAAAAACAGAATCATTCCGTGCGGAAAAGCACTTTTCGAAAATGTCATGAGTGCGGATAATGCCGTCACATTCCTACCGCACTCATCCTTCTAATCTGGATGACCATTAATCTTGGACGATGATGAATAACAACGGACCCGCTGCAGAAGATAACGTCGCTGACTTTCCTGGCCGGGAGCAAAATGGTGAGAAGGAGGGCATCCCGAAACCTGCTACGGCTGAGCTGGACGCTGTCGAGGAGGCGCGCATTCGACTCGAAAGAAAGCTCCATTTTGAACAATACGAGGCGGAGCAAGTTCAACGTAAGAAGACATTCATGAACAGGCTAATCATCGTGGCTGCCGTTGGATTCGTCTTCCTCGTTTTTAACTTTTTATCTCTGCGCAACCCCGAAATTTATGATGTGGATCCGGAAACACTAAAAACTGTCAACCAAGCCATCAACGCAATCATTCTGCTAACGGTGCCTTTTGTTCTAGGAACAATAGGCGCTGCGGCGAGAATATTGATTTCTGATATAAATCCTCAGCACAAGACCGCCTTGGTTGTTTCGTCTGGTCTGATGGCTGTTTTTTCATGGGTGAGCATCAAAAGCGGTGTATTGGTTGCTTTGTTAGCTCCGCATATCGAAAGAGCTAACCTATCAAAAGAGGCCGTTACGACCGGCCAAAGCGATTTCTACACCTTGGCCTTGGTCGCAATCGCGGTAGGCATGTTCGCGACAAACGTATATTTAATGATCGCGCAAAGGGTTGATCAGCTGACGTTGCGGTCCAAGGGCGACAGGCATTGAGGAAGCATGTGTGCTTCCTCAGCGATACTTCTTTTTAAGCGGCATCCAAAGAGCTTGTCAGTGCGCAGTCGATCCAAGCGGACGCCGATCTGGCAAGCTCCCTCGCTTTTCCCTCGCTGATTTCGAAATGCCTTCCGACTCTGACCATTGGCCATTTCGCGCCGTAGTAAAGCCAAATGATGTCGCCCATTTGCTTGTCTCTAATCCAGAGCCGCGCTACGGCTCTATCTACTGCGAGCGCTAAGTCATCAGTTATGGCGAAACCATTCGATTTCGACGGCGTTAAGTCGCGCATTATCGCCCACATCGGGGAGACATAGCTGGGCACCCCCATCCCAGTCATGCGCCAGTAGCCCCACTGCTCCAGCATGTGTTCGGTGTCCCCCAGTGGGCGGTGAAGCGGTTTACGAGTGTTCATGTTCAGTCCCCTGTCCAATTAGATCCACCAGCGCCCCGGCGGTTGTTCTTTTCGTACTGCTCGTGCGCGCCGCCTTGGGCATGATGAGCTCTGTTCAATTCGGCGGCCATGTTGCGCAGCTTCATGTTCAGTTGCGGCACCAGGTCTTCGAGCGGCAACGCATCGCCGGTCGCTTGGCAGACCCAGCCCGAACCGCGACAGGCCGTGCATTCCAACTGATGGAAGATCCCACTGACAGCACCATTGCCTCGGCAGGTCGCACACTCCATCAACGGCTTCAACTCTTTCCGAAAGGCAGGGCCATGGCTCTTTTTCATGTTTTTAAACCTCGCCTATGGTTGATTCGCTGATGGTGCTCAAAGCCACGTCATACGTGGTCTGTAGCTGATTGTCAGAATCTCCCGATCTAATGCCGGTCAATCCGTGAATCAGGGCAAAGCCCTTCCCGTCTAGATGGGCGTGCCACCTTTCCAGTGCATCGCGCTTGCGTGCCATGACGTCGGACTGGATGTAAACCTTCACGTTGTGGCCCATGGCGTGGTTGATCAACAGCTCACCAATGAGGTGGTCGATACCGATGTCAGCCCAGCCGGTGCGAGCAACTTTCCGCAGGTCGTGGCTGGTCCACTCGCCTCTGCCCAACCGGGCGAACACGGCGCTGGCCTGGCCTTCGCTCAAAGGCTTGCCACTACGTGCCGGGAATACGAACTGCCCGTCGTAACCGCTGGCGTGCTGCCAGTCGCGGTACCGGATAAGCAGCGCGCACATCTGCTCGGTTAGCGGCAAGTGATGCTCGATGCCGGTCTTGGTGTGCTTTCCCGGAATGAACCACTCCCGCTCGGCCAGGCTGATGTGCGACCACTGAGCCAGTCGGCTCTCACCGATGCGCGTGCCGTGGCAAAGCATCAGCAGCGCCAACATGGCGTCGCGTGGCTCGCTGTCGAAGACGTCATTCAGCTGCTTCAGAAGTGCCGGGAGCTGAACGCCACGCAACCGAGACGGCTTGATGCCCACTTTGGCCTTGGAGAAGTCGCTGAACTTGATGTCCTTCATCGGGTTCGCCGAGATAAGCCGCAGCTTGAAGGCTTGGCGAAACGCCAGCGCCAGCAGTTGAAACACCAGGCGCACGTAGTCGATGGAGACGGTTTCCTGCATCGGCCACATCAACAGGGTGTCGAGCGTGGCCTTGTCGATGCTGGCCAGCGGCGTATCGCCCAGGCGCGGGATGAGGTGGCACTTGATCGCCGAGGCACCGGTTTTCTTGCGCTTGTCTGACAGATTGCGGTCGCGCAACTGGCGGGCGGCGTACCAGTCCAGTAGCTCTTTGGTCGTGACCCACTTCGACAGGTTGGAACCGGCGCCGGCGTCGAGGCGTAAGCGAATGCCGGGCAATGCCGCGACGACCTGCTTGGCGTTCAGGTCCGGGAAGTTGCCGATGTGATTCCACTTGCCCTTCGTGACCAGATACCAGGATGCGCGACTGCGGTTGCGGGTGAAGCGCAGGTACAGCCCCTTGTTCTCAACGTCGCGCAGATCCTGAACGTGCCCGATGGCCTGACGCTTGATTTCCGGATCGGTAATTTTTACTGCGGCTGTCCCGGTCATGCTGCCACCTGAGTGCGGGGGAGTTTGAGGTATGCGGTGAGCGCTTCCATCGCGTCGGCGTGCCCACGGCAGACGATTGCCAGATAGCCCTGCTCGATCAGGGCATGAAGCATTGCGTCCTGGCTGGGAGAAACCGGCGAGTCGTGCGGTGGGGTGGCCTTGAACTCCAGGTACAGCCCGAAATAGCCGCCGCGGGCCATCGGCAGGATGAGGTCAGGGATTCCCGCCTTCACACCCTGCTTCTTCAACTCGATGGCAACGAGCTTGTGCCGGTGCCCACCATTGGGGACGTGGAAGATCAGCTTGGCGGCCGCCGGATGACGCAGCGCCAGCTCCAGCAGCAGCGCTTTCTGCTCCATGCCCTCCCAATCGATGGGCTTCGCGCGCGCTACCTTCGGTTTTAAGGGTTTCAGGGACAGCGGTTTCAAGCGGCCACCTTCCCTTCCGCAACCAGAATGTCGATGGTGCGGACCACGCCTTCCATGTGCATGACGCGCAGCTCATCGCGACTGAATTCAGTCTTCGCCCGGGCGTCGACAGCATCGTGACAAGCGCTGCAAGACCAAGCGCCCTGCAAGTCGTTTGGTTTCAAGCCAGTGCCACAGCGGGTACCGGCCATGCGGAAATGCGCGAGGATGGTGGTGTCCGAATCACCATTGCAGATCCCGGGTACACGAATCTGACAGTCACGGCCGCGCGCAGCCTTCGTCAGCTTGGTCTGTTTGCTCATAGCCAGGTACCAAACTGATATTCCACTGGCGGAACAGAACCGTCATACCCTGCTTCCATGAAGGTGATGAGGCACTGCGCGACGAGGATTAGTGACTTGATGGCACTCATGGGTGCAGCTCCGAAAGGTCGACAACTTTGAAGGTGCTGGGCCACTTACGAGCGCCGTAGGCAACCGCAAGCATCAGGTCCGCAAACAACGCCTGGGGCGGCTCAGGCTCAGTAGTCAGATCCAGTTCGTAAGAGCCGCTGTACACGGCGAAGTGATGAGCATCAGGAACCGGAGCGAGCAGCATCGGATTACGCATGACCCTGCCCCTGTGACCTTGATCCAAACTTTGCGAGCAGTTGTTCCCGAGCTACGGCGCCAGATGACGGGATGCCCTGCCGCGCCATCACCCGCGCCTGAAACTGATTCGCGTGCTCGTCGGCCAGTTCAGCCTCGGTCTTCTGGCAGTCGTGCCCAATCCCTATAGCGATATCTTCCAGCGGCTGCCCCTGGACCAACATGCGGATGGTGATGTCGTAGGCTCGGTCGAATACCTTGCTGGCCTTCTCCGGCGTCAACTCCGTCAGGTTGTACATCTCGCACTGGAGAGCAGCATGACGAATCGCCGGGTGGGACCATGCACGGGATGTCCGGCGCGCCGCATGCAGATTGAGTAGGGCTTCAGTGAACGCTGCGACATGCGTAGGGATGCCCAGCATTTCCGGGGTTGGCTGGCAAAGCGATACGAACTTACCAACGCTCGGAATGAAGTCGACGCCGAGGGCCCGCGACCTCTCGATGCCGAAGCGAATCTGCTCAATCCGATTGATGCCCGCAACGATGAAAGCCTTGGTCCAACTGCGCTTCGCGAAATTTAATGCGGCATCGGTCGGCCAGGCCTGCTTCCAAGCGGGGAATATGGATTGCAGCTCCTTGAACAATGCGTTGACGACCTCGACCGTTCCAGACGGGAGGGATTCAGGCATTGGAGTTGGAGCCGGCGACTGGTAGCTAACGACTGCCACCCGAATATCGGTCGTTGCGCCTGCGAGTTTCAAGAGCTGCTCGGCGCTTCGCGGAGCTTTGGGCTTTGCGTTCACAGGCCACCCCCGAAATCGTCTGCCCAGCTGGTGCCATCGAAATCAGGACCGCTTGCCGGGCGGGCTGGAAACTGCCGAACATTTGAAGAAGCGGTACGGGCTTTGTCACTCAGCACCCACTTGACCAACATCTGCACCCATTCGGCCTGAGTGTTCACTTGCCCACGCGACTCGTAGAAAGCGGTGAATGCCCGAAGAATCTCACCGGTGAACAAGTCCATGGCCACAGCAGAATGTGTTGCATAGGTCTTCAGCAGCTTGGCGTCAGGCTGCCAATCGAGGGTCATTTCGCTGGGCATGCGGGGATCAACAGAACCCTGCGCGGAGAGAGGGTGTTTATTCTTCTCTACATCTTCTTTAGGTAACGCATCGCTAACGATTGGAGCGTTAGCTTTTGCGTTAGCGGATTTGTGATTTGCTACCCGTTTAGCCGTAAGAAGTCTGTTCTTGGCGGTTTTGCCGTTATGTCGGTCGAAATGCGGAAGGCTGATCACGCCGTCGGCTTCCACCATCCACATGACAGACTTCATGTGTTCGCAGAAACCGGTAACGCCCACCATACGATCGAGTAACTTTTTACTAACGCTCGGAGCGTTACCGTCTTGGGTCTGCTGGTCGAACCAGGCCCACACGCGCATCAATTTTCCGACAACAGCGTCAGGGTCGATATCGGCCAGGTCTGCGATTTGGCAAACCTCAGGCTTATCCAGGGTGGTTAGTTCGAACTTGATCCAATCACCAGCCATCAGGCACGCTCCTGTAGAAGCTCAGCCAAGCGGGTCAAGCCCTTGGGAGTAACCAGCGGTTGGAATGCAGCGCGCTCGACGCCGGTCTCTTGATCCGGCTTGAGGGAAGTGACCTTGTGGATCAGCAGACCCGACGTAATGCGCGGCTCCCGAGCAATCCATCGTGTCGAACCGCTGCGCCGATAGATCCATCGGTTCTGCTGCATCCAGTCGAACAGCTGCGCTGGACGCATTTGAAGATGCTTGGCTGCGTCGGTGATGCAAATCGATCCACACGCGGCGGCCAGACGATTGATAGCGGCTACCTTGGGCGCCTGATGGTCAACTAGCAGTTGGAGGCGTTGGCTCTCTTTAGCCTGATCAGCTGCCACCTGCAGTGCCTCGGCGTAGTTGGCCGGGATGCGAAAACGTCCATCGACCTGATCTTCCAATTCCTGCCAGCGATCAACTAGGCGCGCAGTGAATTCCGGGCTGAGCTGAGCAACGACCACGAAGCTGTCGCGCTTGCTCAGGTGGTAAACCGATTCAGTGCGAGCGCGGCCCAATGAGTCGTTATTTTGTTCGTCCCCCACTGGGGGTTGGACGATAGTGCCGCGCTGCACAAGGCGGTCGATAGATTGCTTGACCTTGTCGTGGCGAGAATTCAGCAGATCAGATATCTCGCGCGACGACATAGACTGACGCGCCATGTTCTGACGCAGTGGGAAGACTGACGAATCAGTGGCCCTATTGCTCGGGATGGGTGTTGTGTGCATAATCGACCTCGCAAACGCTGTAGAAAGAGCCGACCTGACCGTCGGCTTTTTTGTGCCTGCAATTCAGGCGATGTAGGTGCCCGGCGCATCCGTGGTAGCTTTTGGCTTCCACACGAAAAGGCCTCGGAGGCCGGACATGACAGATCTAACGGAAGAAAGAATCCCAACGATTGACCTGAAATCTTTCTTGGAACAGTTCGCAGGTATGCCCGATGACACGCGCGTGGGATTTAGCGGACTGAACCTGTATCGGGTGAAATGGCGCGGCGACACGATGGTGAACGTTGAATTTAATGAGCATGTTCACCGCGACTCGAAAGGGAATCTGGTTGTTGAAGCTCCGGAACCAAGCGACTGAGTTCGTGGATCACCATTTCTAGGGAACGCGGGGGGTAGATCGAATCCGGTAGACCCCCTTTCCAACTCCTGACAGTGATGAGTCCGTTATCTAATAGCTCCATACGGATGACGGGGCGGATCTCAGAGGCTTCACTCGTTGCGGGAAGCGGCTGCTGCGCTTGCAGATCACGTTCAGGCCGCTTTGATAAACCGCACTGCCGAAGAAGGCTTCGAAGCTTGCGGCAAAGCAGTTCATGCCAGCCGAGTAGCTGCCGAAGCTCTGCTTTTGAGTAAATAACGCCTGGCTCAGCCTTTTTCATGATCAGGCCACCTTGACCGATGCTTTCAGTTGCGCCAGCGCGTTCTCTGCGTGAGCGATCTCTTTCAAGATTCGTGCGCGTTCGACCTGGTCTACGCGACCGTCAGCCATGGCCGAATGCGTCTCGACGGTGACCTCGGCGAACTCCAGGGTCGCGCGGCCAAGTGCTTGGTGGATGTCGATCGGTACTGGCTCAACCGCTTTCACGATCGTGTAACCAAACTCACCAGCGAGAGCAGCCAATGGCCGGATGTCACCGGTATGCAGCAGCAAGGCGTACAAGTGCTTAACGTTGAACCAGGCGCCGTCGTAATTCGCGTTGGCACGCTGAAGCAGGCTTACCGGCGGCATGTTCATGAGCGTCGCGAGGCTCTTGGTTTCAGCCTCTTCAACCACCGCGTCACAAGCCTTCAGAAAACTTTGCATTCATAAACCCTCTGGTTTGTTTACGTGGCGTCGTGCCATCACTCGTATCAACATGTGTCTCGAAGGCGTTCGCTAGGCAGCGCTCTTTTGCGAGGCTTCTTTGTATAGCGCTTCGATGGCCTTGCCAGTTTCATAGCGAACTCCAGCTCCCTTGCTTGCGCGATGGATCGTCGGCTGGGTTGTCTCGGTTCGGTCTGCAATTGCCTTCTGGGAAAATCCGAGAGCAAACAATCCGCTGAGCATTTCTTTAACAGTCATGTCTGCCTCCAATGTCGCAGCGTATTGATCGAATGATACGCGCACGTATTGGATCAGGCAATACACTCCCGTAATACGTTTTTCTATTGGTGGCTAATGCACATCGGGGACCGGATTTTTTCGGAAATGAGCTTGAAGGGCTGGAGCGAGGGCGAGCTTGCAAGACAGGCGAACATTACGCAGCCCACGATTCACCGGATCATCACAGGCGAATCAAAGGCGCCGAAGCGTGAAAATATTGAGAAAATAGCTAGGGCTCTGCGAGTCTCCAGCAAGTGGCTTTGGGATGGCGGGCCAAGGCCCGATCTCGCTGATCAATTCGATGCGAATGTCGAGCTGGCATTGCAACCAACCCGCTCTTTCATGTACCCGGAAATAAGCTGGGTACAAGCCGGAAGCGCAAGGGAGGCAATTGAGCTCAGCAATATTGCGCTGTGCCCACAACACTCCTCTGACGTTTGGGCTGGAGAGGATGCGTTTTGGTTGCGGGTCACGGGCAACTCAATGACTTCGAATTCTGGAAATTCCTTTCCCGAGGGATTCTTGATTTTGGTAGCGCCTGACATCGAAGCGCGCCAAGGACAGTTCGTCGTCGCCCGCATGATCGACTCCAACGAGGCGACCTTTAAGCAGCTGGTCCGTGATGCAGGCGAGCTTTATCTGAAGCCTCTGAACCCCTCCTACCCAACAAAGCCGGTCGATGATACTTGGGAGATCGTGGGCACTGTGGTTGACGGAAAAATGCCTAAGTCAGTTTTCATGATGTAGTCACGCCACCACGCAAACCTCTTGCGGTCTGCATTCAGTCACATAAGTTCTTGTATTCCTATCAAGCATCAGAAGGTGCTCCGCTATGAATGCAAGATACAAAGCAAGCAGGTTTGCCCCCGTCCTTCGCAAGGCCTTAATTGCCAGCCTCCCAAAGACTATCGTCTGGCTTGATCCAGAGCCGAGTTTCTGTGACTTTCCCGCCCTAAAGATAGATGACGGAACCGGCCGGGTTATTCGTCTGACCCTCCAAGTTCCGCACGACTCCCCTCACGCCCTGGCCGCAGAGGTCTGCAAGCGCTTCTTGGCGGAATAGGGAAAACAGATAGAGCCCGCCGCTCAGCGGGCTTTTTGACGTCCGCAATACATAAGAGAACATTTGTACTCTTTTTGGTTGCGATGAAAAACGGATTGAACTACTGTTGATTTATACAGTAGACAAGGAGGTAATCCATGGCAAAGCAGAAACCCCTGGCATCGCAAGAACCGTCTTCATATGACCTTCTCGGCATGCGCATTCAGCGGGCAATCAACACCCCTAAAGCCCAGCTGTCCAAATCAGTCCTGCTGGAGCGATCGGCCAATGACGACCCGGCCGACTGGGAACGCATCCTGAACGAAATCGCCGAGAACGATAACGTGACTATCGCCCACCGTGACGATGGAATCATTCAGTTGCTCTGGATTGTCCAGAAAGAAGACTGACTCCCGAATCCCTCTTTGCCCGCCTAGCGCGGGCTTTTTTACGTCCGCACCAAAAATAATACGCTCACGTATTGACCTGCGCGATACGCGTGCGTATTGTTCACACATCGAAGCGAAACACTTGCGGAGATGGGCCAAGAAGCCTCGGGCAACCGGAACGCTCTTTAACAGCCAGCGCAACAACACAACAGACCGCATTGCCTCTACCAGCGACCGGCGATCAGACAGGCGAACGAGGAAAGCCTGCCAACGACAGGGAAAACCCTGGACGGCCGATCGAGGGCGAAATGCCCGAACCGCGTGAATGACCCGGCAAGCAATGCAAACCGCAAATCCCAGCGGTAGAAGGGAGAGACACCGAATTGAATTAGCGGTCCCGATAGCCTCGGCTGGGAACGCCGGACCTCATGCACCCTGCCCCACTCAATCGGGCACAACGCGCTGCAGCGTGCATGTTGTAAGGACCTGTGATCCGCCACTCATAGATGCTGATTGCGGTGGCGAGGAGGAAGCGCAACGCCCAAACAACCGACAACCCTCGACCTGCAATCAGCAGCGGGAACGGGGCGTGCAGACAGAGCGAGTCTTTCCTGATGCAGCTTGGCAACAGGCTGCATTGGGAAATGCCCCAACCCATCCGAGGTAAACCACATGTTCGGCAAATTGTTTGGCAAGAAGTCCGGTGAAGCGCGTCAGGCGATTGCCGTGATGACCAATCGCGACCTGATGCAGGCCTGCGTTTATGGCTGCTTCTACGTTGCTGCGGCAGACGGCGATCTGGAGCAATCCGAACTCGACAAAATCGAGAAGCTCATCAGCAACGCACCGGCGCTCCAAGGCTTCGGTTCGGAGCTGAGCAATACGATCGACCGCGCGAAGAACGATTTCCTGAACGGCGGCCCGCGCATCCTGCGCCAGAACGCCGAGAAGGAATTGAAAGACCTGGCTCACAGCACTGAAGACGCAGCGACGGTCCTGAACTTCATGCTCACCGTTGCCGAGGCTGACGGGGAAATTGAACCGGAAGAAACGTCGGTGTTGGAAAAAGCAGCGAAGATTCTGAATCTCAACCTGAAAGACTATCTGTAAATGCCCCTGTTCAGAGAGATGCTGAACCGCCTTCGGGCATTCCTCATTGTCGCTCTGCTCTTCGGTGTGGTGCTAATCGATTCAGTTTCTCGAATCATCAGCATGTGCGCAGACGGTTTCATTGCGGTCCTGATCCTGCTGCTGATATGGCCGGTGATTAAAAAACGGTAGCCAACACTTCTGCCCATTCAATGAGTGGGCAGCGGGATGGCGAAAGCCTCCGGAAATGGGCGAACTACACGTATGAACCCCATATAAAAGTAATGGTGACGTGGAAGTCCGGTGCAACCCCGGGCCCGAGCACCTGGTACTCCCCAGCACCAGGCCGCATCGGAGTGTGATCTGTAGCGAAGCATCTAAGCGTGGCGACGTGGTTGCAAACCAGCGGGTCGCTCCTGCTGCGGATGAGACGGACCCGCCAGATCACACCCCGATGCGGACGAACACCTGGCACCAGAACGTGCCGGCCACCTGCAGTACGTCAGTTAAAGCTCGCCACGGTTAACCCTAAACGACTTTAAGCTGACCACCATCCACCTTAACCCCGAGGATTTGCAGCCATGTAAACGCCAATTAACCGTACAGCTGCCTCATGCAGCGGACGGCGTAGGTTCACATACGGAGGCGTTAGTGAACTAGATACGTGAAAGCCCGGCGTCGACCGGGCTTTTTAATGCCCGCGATTATCCGCCAGCCCTCCCACCAGAGCGCTGACGAATAGACGCAACACCACCAGAGGACACGCCATGCATCAGGCATTTCAGGATCGTATCGTTGAGCTGGGGGTTTTGCTCCAGCGCTCAAGCGCCGCACGCGGCGAGTTCAGCAAGCGCACCGACCGGGCAATGCCTGGTAGCAAGGTTCGCTTTCAGGTCATCAGCCAGTCCAGTGACTGCTACCGCGTCATTGAGCTGAGCACCCGCGTCGTTCGCCGCACGTTCACCAGCTGGAAAGAGGCGGTCAATTTCGCGCAGCGCCTCGAGTCTCAGCTCACTTTGAGGCTGGTGCAATGATTGGTGAGAACGTACCAGATCAGCACAAGCTGAACGCAGCGCGGCTGGCTGCCCAGATCGATCAGTACTTTTCGGCAGGTGGCCAAGCCGAGGTGCTGGAACCGTTCAGGTTTGAACCACGACCACCGCGCAACGAGCCAGCGCCGACGGTGAAGCGCCCCAGGCCCAACGGCGCGAAGTTCCGCCAGTACAACGATGAATCATCTGACCGCGTGCTGCTGGAGAGAATCACCGCAATGCGCGACCTGGGCGTCAGCCGATGGACGTCCGCGAAACGCCTCAGCATTAGCAGAACACGGCAAACACGGTTGATTGAGACCTTCGACCTCGACTACCCAAAGCAAAGATCAGGCAGCGGCAAAAAGGTTTTCGGTCAGTGAAACGAACCTTGCCTCAACGCCACAAGCGCGCATCCCAACACCAACTCCCACCCAGCGGCCTCAAGGGCCTTCCGGAGAATCATGCATGTCCACACCAACTGATACCGCCGAGTTCCTCGAGGAGCTCAACGGTGGCGCCTTCGCCAGCCAGATCGGTCACGCCCTCTCAGAAGTAGCCGCCGGCGTTGTTGACCACGGCAAAGCCGGAAAGCTGGTCATCACCCTGGACCTGAGCCAGATCGGCGAAGGCCAAATGGTGAAGATCAAGCACAAGCTCGACTACAAGGTGCCGACCAAGCGCGGCACCCGCAGCGAGAACACCAGCCTCGACACCCCGATGCACGTCGGCACCGGAGGCAAGATTTCACTGTTTCAGGAGAAACACGACCAGCTCTTCAGCCGTGAGGAAGCGCCGATCAAACCCCGCACCTGATTCACCGCTGCACCTCCCTTCCCCAAGAGACTTTGAAAATGTCCCTGAGCAAAGAAGCAATTCAACTCATCACTGACACGTCGCTTCAAGCGACCGGCAAATCGCTGGCCACTCTGGTGCCGACAGTTGTGCTGCCTGAAAACACAAAGGTCGTCGACCTTGAGAAATATCAGGCGCTGCGCAGTCGCTTTCGCGGCACCTTCTCCACCCATTCGCTGGCCGACTTCAGCGCCTACGTGACTGACCGTGCCACCGATGCTGCTCGCGGTTTCATCAATCAGGACGAAATGAGCTGCGCATTGCTCTTCAACCTCGGCGACGTGAACGAGCCTGGCCACGCCGATGACCGCGCTGTGCTGAAGCTGAAAGCGTCTGCTAGCTATAAGGCCGTCCAGGCAATTGCCGGTGAGCGCCTCGCGCAGAAGGACCTCAGCGATTGGATCGAGGACTGGCATCAGTATCTGACACCGGTTGACGACGCAGGCACCGCCATCCCGATCGCCAAGGCAATCGCGGCCGTTCGAACCATCACGATCAAAGCAACCAGTGAGTCAGAAACGACCGTTGGTGACACCAGCGCCAGCCGGAGCGCGATGGACCAGATTGAAGCGCGCAGCAAAGAAACCCTGCCGGCGGCTTTGCACTTCCATGTCATCCCCTTCGAAGGTCTGACAGAACAGCAGATCACACTGCGCATTTCGGTGATTACAAGCGGCTCCGTGCCGGTGCTGAAATTGCGCTGGGTTGGCGAAGAAGTTCAGCGCGAGGCGATTGCGCAAGAGTTCAAAGCCGTACTGGAAGAGAAGATTGGTACGGCTGCCAAACTATCTCTTGGTGCCTTCGACCCAAAATAAGCCTCAGGACGGTACATCCAGCAGCCTGCGCTTATTCAGTTGACCCAATCATGCATTTTTACGCGTGACGGTAAGCAGGCTGTTTTTTGAGTCTAGAATGAAATCGAAAAGCGAAGTTTGCGGTCTGCCTTGAACGGTTTCATAGTTCAAAACTAATGTGGCATTTATATCCCCGTTCCTCAAATCATAGTCCATTGGGATTTCCGTAATAGCAGATCTAGCCAACACACCGAGCCTGACCAAGTCTTGACCGAGTGCTGGAGGATCCATACCTAGCGTTAAATTTATGGCATCGCCACCCAAATTTTGAAGGTCAAAGAAGTGAGTGCGCATACCGTTATTGGTCATTGAGTGCTTCGGGCGAAATACTAATCGGGCCAAAAACTGGTCTTCATAACGTGCACGATCGACGTCCATCGCGATCCTTTGCGATTCAGCTTGTTCCCTCGTCGCCGCAGCGATTTCGGTTTGCTGCTGCACTGAGTGGCGGAGCTCTTCCGCCTGCAGCTTCAGCTCTTTACCCTGCTGCAGAAAACCGAGCACAAGCCACAGAAAGGCGACCGGACCGAATACGCCCGATAAAAAATCGCCAATGTTATTCAGGTCAAGCGTTCTGATATTTACAACTTTGTCTCCGATCAAAAACCAGACCAATGCAAAGTATGCGGCAGTGACGAATGCACCCCAAAAATCTAATCGCTTAAACACTTTTACTCCTTGAACCAGCCCCATACCGGTCAACACGTATAGCCCACCACCAACCTATTCGCCACCGTCCTGACATCGGAGGGCGGCGCCTGCACGGAGAAAAAAGCATGAGCAGCTACCTTTACAAGACTGTCGCGCCAGACGTGGTTCAAGCAGTCATCGACTGGAATGTTAAGCGCGCAGCCTGGGATGAGCAGCGCAACAAGCTGGGTGAGATTTTTGGCGGTGCCGCCTCGCCAATGTACTCAGGCTCGCGCAGTTATGTCGGTGGCATCAAGCTCAGCGCCATTCGATCTCTGGATGTTCACTGGTGTCGCCCTGACCAGTACGGGTATCGAGCTCTTCGTAGCAATCCTAAGCACGCCAAGGGCACGCCGAAAGAAGACCGAACTGCAGCAGTCGCTGAACATGAACGGCTGAAGGCTCTTTGGGCTGAGCACAGTCCCGGAACGATCGACAAGGACGAAACATGGTCTGCCATCGGGATCAACACCGGCGCTCTGTGGATGTGCGGCGGCGTCTTTTTTGAACTGGATGGAGTGGTTTATCTGAACTTAGGGCTGAAGCTCGAAGATGGTGGCGAGCAGGTCGAAAGCGCTGTCGAAATACTATCGAGCGAATTTGAATCTGCCCGCCAGGCCGTTTTGAATCAGGCCAAAAAAGCAGCCTGATCACCCCACCGCAGGCCACCTCCAATCCAGCGCATCGACGGTGTGCTCGATCTGATCCACCGCATTGAACAAGTGTTCGCACTTGTAAGCGTGATACTTCAACAGCTCGTCAATCGCAGCTCCTGAAAGCTGATCAACGTCTATCCCCTGTTCCCGCGCCGTGTTCAAAACGGCCTTCAGCGCTATCTCCAGCGCAATCACTCGCTCTTCGCTCATGACGGTTCCCTCCCTGTGGACCTGTAAGCGTAGACGAATCTCAACTCCCACCGGAATCGAGCCATGAAATACGAACTCCACCTGGGCGATTGCCTGGAGGTGCTGCGGGGCCTGCCCGCCAACTCGATTGACAGTGTCGTGACCGATCCGCCTTACGGGATTCGGTTCATGGGGAAAAGCTGGGATGGACAGGACATTGAAGACCGAGCGGCCTACCGCGCCAGCATGCCCTCACACGCAGATGCTTGCGGCCCGAATGGGGGTCATAGATCGGTTGCTGCCGAAGCTGGAAAATATGACCTCACCCCTGCTGGTATGCGCGCCTTTCAGGCCTTCACGCTGGAATGGGCAGCTGAGGCGCTGCGAGTGCTCAAGCCGGGCGGACATTTGCTTTCCTTTGCTGCTGCACGGACCTACCACCACATGGCGGTCGGCATTGAAATGGCAGGATTCGAGATCCGCGACCAGATCATGTGGGTTTTCGGTTCTGGCTTTCCGAAGTCGCACAACCTTAAGGGCGATCACGAAGGCTGGGGCACGGCATTGAAACCGGCGCATGAGCCAATCTGCATGGCACGCAAGCCATTCCCTGGAACCGTAGCTGCCAATGTCGAGGCCCACGGAACCGGCGCAATAAACATCGACGCTTGCCGTATTCATGCAGAAGACGCGCTCGGCGGCGAGTATTCCCAGAAGCGTATGGCGCCCGGGCATGTCCAAAACGCCACGGGCGTGTACAAACAGGACGTCCATTTCATTGGCGTTATGAAGCCGGGACGCTGGCCAGCGAACCTTATTCATGACGGAAGTGATGTGGTGGTCGCTATGTTCCCCGCCGAGGCTGGTGCCGCATCGCCAGTGAAGGGGACAGAAACTAGCACCCCTGACAAAAACACCTACGGCGAGTACTCCCGCGTAAAGGGCGCATTCCACGGTGATTCCGGTAGCGCCGCCCGCTTTTACTACTGCGCCAAGACATCGCGCGCCGATCGCCATGAAGGTTTGATCGACCCCGGCCCACAGTTCAAACAGGGCACCACGCTGCGCAAGGTTCAAACAACGGACACCAAGGGCAACAACCATCCTACCGTGAAGCCCACAGAGCTGATGGCTTACCTGCTCAGACTTGTCACGCCAGCGGGCGGTAAATCTCTGGATCCGTTCATGGGCTCCGGCAGCACCGGCAAAGCGGCGGCGCTCGAGGGATTCGATTTCATCGGGATCGAACGTGATCCGGAGTACATGGCAATAGCGAAGGCCCGCATCGCATATGCCCATGCCCAAATTCAGCGCCAGCAGCGCGAGCAGCGCCTGCAGGATCAACAACTGAGCCTGTTCACTGCGTAGCCCCACCCTCTTCTTTAACGAATCACGCCGCCTGGCGAGGATCCCGCATGACCGCATTTCAAAAGATGCATCAGCTCGCCAACGAGCCATCGCCGACACTCGGCCTACCGTTTGACCAAGAGCTGATCGTTGACTTGTTCGCCGGTGGCGGCGGCGCCAGCAAGGGTATCGCCCGGGCGTGGCGGGAGCCGGATGTAGCGGTAAACCACAACGAGATCGCCTTGGCGGTTCATCGGGCCAACCATCCCACCACAGATCACTATGTTGCCGACGTGTTCGAAGTGGACCCGGTGCTGGCGACGCGCGGCCTGCCGGTTGCTCTGCTTTGGGCATCACCTGACTGCAAGCATTTCAGTAAGGCCAAGGGCGGCGCGCCGCGCGATCGTAAGGTGCGCGGCTTGGCCTGGGTGGTGATTCGTTGGCTTCATGCCACCCGCCCACGCCTTTTGTTCCTTGAGAACGTCGAGGAGTTCTGCGACTGGGGGCCGATCGACGATGATGGTCTGCCGATCAAGGCCGAGCGCGGGCGCACGTTCAAGGCGTTCATCGCCGCGATGAGCACCGGCCTACCTGCCGACCATCCCGATATGCCAGAGGTTATCGCGGCCATCGGCGAGTTCGTTCCTGTAGAGGCGCTGGTGCGCGGCATGGGCTACAACGTCGAATGGCGCGAGCGCATCGCAGCCAACGCCGGAGCGCCAACCATACGCAAACGTCTGTACCTGGTGGCACGTCGGGACGGAAAGCCGATTGTCTGGCCAGCGCCGACACATCACAAATTGCCCAGCGCAAAGCAGGAATCATGGCGCGCCGCTGCCGAGTGCATCGACTGGTCGAATCTCGGCAAGACGATCTTCCGCGCGAAGCCTATGGCAACGAACACTCTTCGACGAGTAGCGAAAGGGTTGTGGCGTCATGTGTTGACCAGCGCCGCGCCGTTCATTGTGCCCATGCGAGGGACGTCGGCGACCCACACCAGCACCCACGGTGTGGATGAACCGATTTCCACTGTAAGCGCCGGCGGCACGCACCACGCACTCGTCCAGCCGGTGGCCACACCCTTCCTCACCGAATGCGCGAATGGGTCGGCGCAACGCAACTTCGATATTCAGGAGCCGCTTCGCACTCAGGTCGCGCAGGTCAAGGGTGGGCACTTCGCAATTGTCGCCGGGCACCTTACTCACCTAACCCATCACGGTGACCGCAGCGGCTACCCGCTGAATGAGCCTGCTCGCACAGTCACCGGCGCCAACAGAGGCGAACAGGCTTTGGTCGCAGCGCACATGACTGCCTTCGGTCAAAACGCTGCCGGTACGACGCCAGACGAACCATTGCAGACGGCATTGGCCGGAGCGGCACGACATGGCGTGGTCTCAGCCTTCTTCGAGCAGGCCAACGGCGGGTTTTACGATGGCGATGGCCGCGCCGCCGAAGCGCCGCTCTCGACAATCTGCCAGTCCGGCGCCAACCAGCGGCTCGCCAATGCGTACCTGGTGAAGTACTACGGGAACGAGAAAGACGGAATTTCACTGCGCGAGCCGATGCACACCCTTCCAACCAAAGATCGGGTAGCAGTCATCGAGGTTGAAAGAGTTCCCAACTCGTTGACGCCTGAGCAAATGGAAGGCGCGCGCCGCTGTGCCGCATTCATGCATGAGCACTTGCCGGAGCACTTCAAGGTGCTGGCCGACATGGTCATGTTCAACGGTTACGTCCTCGTCGACATCACGCTGCGGATGCTGCAGCCGCCAGAACTGAAGAAGGCCCAGGGCTTCCCCGGCGACTACATCATTGATCGCGGTTTTTTTGTCGATCCCGAAACGGGCATCGGGGAATGGCGCGACGTGAACAAAACGGACCAGGTAAAGCTGATCGGAAATAGCGTGTCCCCATATGAATCGGAGGCGCTGGTGGCGGCTAACGCTGCCGACTTGATCAATCTTTACAGGCGAATCGCCGCTTAAGCATCCCAGATGTAGCCTCTAGAGGCTACTTTCCCGATAGTAGCCTTCTGAGGCTACATTGAGGTCAAAATGCTATCGACCAAAGTACCTCGCGTCTATCTGGCCGGGCCGATGACTGGCCTTCCCGAGTTCAATTACCCCGCCTTCAACGCCGAAGCTGCTCGAATCCGCGCCTTGGGCTACCGCGTCGAAAACCCCGCAGAGAACCCGCTGCCCGCCGAAGCCCCTTGGCACCAGTGCATGCGCGCTGCAATCCGCCAGATGGTTGTCTGCGACGTTGTGGCCACCCTGCCCGGTTGGGACAAATCGCGAGGCGCCCAGCTTGAGGTGTATCTGGCCGACCGTCTTGAAATCCCGAGCGTCGAGTCCGCCAGCCTCATCGAACACCAGGTAACGTTATCCGGGGAGTTAAAGCCATGAACTGGCTTGAATGGACCATCATCATCTGCGGGGGCCTGGGCGCTTGGACATACATTTCGTTCAAAATCGCCCTACGCGTTGGCCCGCTCCTCCGCGAACTCACCCGCTGAAACAACTCTACCCGACAGCTCAGTGAGAAAGCTGAACCATCAGGGTCGCTGCATCAGGATGCTCTAAGTGCAAATGAAGCGCAGCATAAGATGCGTGGTGCAGGCGCACAGCCGCATGCCACTCCGAAGACCCCATGCTCGATAAGGCGACCATTTTCATCATTTGAATTGTCGAAGCGTCTAGCGCAAGAAGAAGTTGGTGGGAAGTAAAACGAAAATCGTCAGCAGATTGCATGAGGAAAGCCTTTGCTGAGGGGCCGTGAATCGATCCATAGGCAATGGAGTGCAGACCCGTCCAATAATTCCTCTAGTTATATACCTGGGTGCATCTAAGTGAGTGATTAAGTCCCTATTGCTTGTGAAGCCTTGATCCTTTGCGAGGAAGGCCTTCGGCTTTAATGCCGGAGAGGGGTGGTGATAACTCAGGGCCGAGCAACTTCTTAGCCCTCGCCAAGCCCCACTCGCTAGCTTGAGTCATCGACTCACTTGGGCGAGTTTCATAGATCTCTTCGAAACGCATGATCCCTTTGTCGCCATAAACACCTATGAATAACTGAGTCCCATGCACTGGTGAATGGCGCACCTGCACGTTGATCAAAGCTCCGCTACCCAAGCGCTCGTCATGATTCCTCACATGGATGTCGGCTTCCGCCCATTCCCAGTACTTTTGACCACGTTTACGCATCGCGCCGCCCCTTAAAAACCGGCGAGATTATGGTCTCAATTTCCGTTTAAAGAAATGCCCAATTCGATGGTCAGGCCGCTGTCCAGGCTTGGTCGCTCATTCAGCCTCTTGTGGGGCGCTAGCAACCGTTGCCTGCAGCGTCTCAAATGCTTCGCGCTGTACCTGTACCGCATCGCGCCACTCACGGCTTCCCAGCTGGTCAAGAGTGACGAGCTTCATCATTTCCACCGTAGCTGCGTCGAGTTCTAAAAGCCGTTCGTGGGCTTTAAATCGCATTTCTTCATTGATAATTTTCATTGAAAACCTCTTTCGAATATCAATCTGTCACCTTGTGTGAAACTGAAATGACGAACTAATTTCCGCCTTCCGACAACTGGTTCGTCTTCTCGGCGATCCCTCCCTATCCCTATCCCTATTGCCTGCTGCGTATGCGGCGAGGAATTGTGCGCCCATGATTATTGATGACCTCATGACCGATAAGATCACGCTGCATGGACTGGGTTTTGTCCAGGTGCAGCTCGAAGGTAATCAGCGTCTGCATGTCTGGCATCCCGAGTTGCCGCGCCGCGCTTGCTTCGAGCACTCGGCTATCCATGATCACCGCTTCAACTTCACTTCCCGAGTAATCGTCGGAAAGCAGATCAATCGCTGCTTTGAACTGGAACGATGCGACGATGGCGGCTTCGTGCTGTATTTGCATGAGAAAGCCCGCACGGCCGGAGGCGGCAGGCCTTGGACTCCAGACGGCCGCGCGCATCTAATACCGGACGGCACCATAACTGTGGAAGCCGGCAACGATTACAACACCCGGGCATATCACTACCACCGCACAGAGCCAGGCGGTGATGGTCGGGTTGCGACGATCATGGCCAAGCGCGGCGAGTACCCTGCGGGCGCACATTCGACATGCACCTATGGCGTGCAGCCAGACACCGACTTCGACCGCTTTCAGTGGTCACCGACCAAGCTTTGGGAAGTGGTCACCGATGTATTGCTGGGCCAGCGGGTGATGCAATGAAGCTTGATCGCAACCAGCGCCGATTGCTCACGAAAGAGAGCACCAGCCAACCGGCCACACTTCGCGAAATACCGCGTGAGCAATGGCCAGCTTTCGCGCCCGCACACCTGATTGAGGTATGGCGATCGCGGGGTTTTCTTGTGCAGGTCTACACTGAGCCCAGCGACTTTCAGCGCATGAGCGTGTACCGGGCATTCCACGATGGTGATAGTTGGGTTGACCAGGTGACGTGGGACGAGCTGATGCAACTCAAGCGTGAGTGCGGGCGCGGTGACAAAGATGCGTTGGAGGTTTTCCCCGCCGACGTCGACATCGTGAACGTGGCCAACATGCGGCATCTGTTCTTCCCACCAACCCCTGTCAAATTCAAGTGGAAGCGATCATGAGCAGGTTCATCGCGGTATTTCATGAGTGGCATGTGCACAGCCGAGGTTTTGACACCGTGGCGCTGGGCGCGCTTGACCGCCTTCAGGCCGAAATGGAAGCTGCTCTTCTTCATCGTGAGCGACGCGGGTTCTATAGCAACGACTTCACCCTGGTCGAGATCGACGACCGCGAACATCTCCCACGCCGACTCACTTGGCGCGAACGCCTCACCGGCCGGATTTCTCTGGACGGCTGACTGCATCACATCCAATGCATATCGCGCCAATCAGCGGACATGCATCGCATACAAGACAATCACCTTTGAATGCCTGCCGGTGTATGGCGGGCGGGAGCATCGCTATGCCCGAAGATACTGAAACGCTATATGCCGTCTATGCGCAAGGCCCCGACGATCTTTACGCTGCTGCTACTAAAGAGGAAGCCGACAAGCTGGCCGCTCAGCAAAATGAACTGGTGCCGCTGGCAAAGTGCATCGTTATCATCAGCCCATGGTCTCCAATCGATCACTGGAAAACCCTGGCCGAGCAGAACGGGGATGATGCCAAGTATCTGCGCAACGGCTGGCAGGCGGACTTGGAACGGCTCAATGCTGCCAAAGCGGAAATCATCGCGCTCAGCAAAAATGTGATCGATATGACCCGCGAGGACTTCGATGCAACTTTGAACAACCTGCGCCGCATGGGTGCCAGCATCGACGGTGACAACGCTTACAAACGTGACCTCTGCGACTGCATATCCGGGGCGATCGCACTTGGATATCAGGGCAACAGCCAGCCTCCGGCCGATCATTGGGCGAACCGCTTCTGGAATCTGGGCCGGGCGGAAGGCGTCATGCGCGAAGAGCTGACGGCAGCGTTGAAGCTTAACCGTGAAAACCTTCGGGCCTGCCAAGCCACTATCCACCTGTGTGGCGGCTTCGATCCGGCCTATGTAAATGATGCCCAGGCCGCGATGAAGGTAGCCGACGCAGTTTTGGCGAAGTACCCATCACTCAACCCCGCATAGACCCCGGACGGAGAAAGCCATGACAAAGCTGACACTTGAAGAGTGGGCGACGGACCAGTTTAAGTCACCGCCTAACCTCAACACACTCCGGACCTGGGCTCGCGAAGGCCGGATATCTCCAGCGCCCGTCAAGCACGGCAAGCGGTACTACGTTGAGTCGGATGCCTGCTACCGTGAGCCTGAAAAGCTGGAAAGAATCCCACTGGGATCAAGCCTAATTAGCAGAATAGAGAGCGCTCGACATGGTGCCAAGGCCGCGTAATCAGGGATCAAAAGATCTGCCGCCAAACCTTTACCGCAAAACGGACCAGCGAAACGGGATCACTTATTACACTTACCGTGATCCCGTGAGCGGGCGCACGTTTGGCCTGGGCAAAGACAAGGAAGCGGCGATACGCGAAGCCGTGGCAGCCAATCACGCGGAGGTTTTGAAACCTACCTTGGCTTCAAGGGTTTCCGCACAGCCAGCAGAAAAAAGCCGCACCTTCTCTGAGTGGGTGTCCGAGCACAAGGTTATTTACGCGGATAAAGGGCTATCCATCCACACGTTGAAAAGTTACCGAAGCCGCATCCAGCGGTTGGAGGATGAATTCGGTGCAAGGGAAATACGGGGCATCCGAACAATGGATGTCGCTGGGTTCCTCTCAGCACTGTCAAAAGCCGGCAAGGGAAATATGTCTAAAGCTCTGCGGTCATTACTGCGCGATGTCTTTGCCGAGGCCATGGCGGCGGGATGGTGCGACAGTAATCCAGTGGATGCAACGAGAGCCCCCCGTATACAGGTGAAGCGTGAGCGGCTGAGTTTAGAGTTGTGGAAGGCGATATACGAAGAGGCGGAAAGACCGTGGCTTAAGCGTGCCATGGAGCTGGCTCTTCTAACAGGACAGCGTCGTGAAGATATCGGTGCAATGCTGTTTTCCGAAGAGGTCGGCGGATTCCTTCATGTTGTTCAATCTAAAACAAAGGCCAAGCTTCGGATAAATACCGCTATTCGACTCGACGCACTTGACCTCGATCTTGCGACAGTAATTAAGCGCTGTCGTGACCGAGTTGTTTCAAAGTACATGATTCACCATCCGAAAACCGTTGGCAGCGCCAAGGCCGGAACACGGTTGAAGCTGGACAGGCTGTCCGCAGGATTCGCCGAAGCCAGGGACAAAGCGGCTGCGAAACTCGGAATCACTCTCGGCAGGACACCACCAACCTTCCACGAAATGCGATCGCTGGCAGCACGACTGCATGCGGCTGAAGGCCGCGATCCGCAAAACCTGCTGGGCCACCGTAACGCTGCCATGACCGAACTGTACCGGGATAGCCGCGGGACGGAATGGATCGATGTTGCGTGATTCACGGAAAGAGTTTTAGGAATATATTGGGGGGATTTTGGGGAGCAATATTTCCCCTTTTAATTCAGCTAGTTAAACGACCGTAGTATCTTGGAGCAGGACACTCCGCTGGTGGTGGATCGGTCGCTGCACATCGGCGATCGGCACCTGACGATCTATCACTGGATCCTGCCCTTTCGCGACTCGCTGGGCAAAGTGCAGGGCATCATCGGCGGCTGGATCGACATCAGCGATCGCCGGCAGCTGATTGAGGAGCTGCAAACTGCCAAGGACCTCGCCGATGACGCCAACCGCGCCAAGAGCACCTTTCTGGCGACCATGAGCCACGAGATCCGCACCCCGATGAATGCGGTCATCGGTATGCTGGAACTGGCGCTCAAGCGCGCCGACCAAGGTCAGCTGGACCGCCCCGCCATTGAGGTCGCTTACAGCTCGGCCAAGGATCTGCTGGAACTGATCGGCGATATCCTGGATATCGCGCGAATAGAATCCGGTCGACTGAGCCTGAGCCCCGAGCGCGCCAACTTACGGCAGTTGGTCGAGTCCGTCGTTCGGGTATTCGATGGGCTCGCTCGACAGAAAAGTCTGACGCTGGTGCTGGATCTGGACGCCAGAATCAACACTGATGTGCTGATCGACCCGATGCGCTTCAAACAGATCCTGTCTAACCTCATCAGTAATGCCATCAAGTTCACCGAGCAGGGCCAGATCAAGATCAGCCTGCAAACCGAAGACGGCGCGGCGCCCCAGCAGTTGCGGGTGCATGTGACCATTCATGACAGCGGTATTGGCATCAGCCAGGAGGATCAGCAGCGCCTGTTCGAACCCTTCGCGCAGGTCGACAACTCAGGTCAGTTGGCGCGGACCGGGGCCGGGCTAGGACTGGTTATCTGCCGCAGCCTTTGTGAAATGATGGGCGGAACGCTGAGCCTCGACAGCCAGCCGGGGCACGGCACGCGGATCGACATGACCTTGGACCTGACCACGCTGGACGATCTTGAGGCGGGCAGCCTTCCCCGCGACACGACGCCTGACACCGCAGGGCATCTGAACATTCTGATTGTCGACGATCACCCGGCGAACCGGCTGCTGCTGTTCGAGCAACTGTGCTTTCTCGGCCATCGCTGCGAAATGGCGGTGGACGGAGCGCAGGGCCTGCAGCGTTGGCGCAGCGGCCATTTCGACCTGGTGATCGCCGATTGCAACATGCCCGTCATGAACGGCTATGACCTGACGCGGGGTATTCGGGACCGGGAACGGAGCGAATCGCGCGCTCACTGCACGGTGCTGGGCTTCACCGCCAACGCCCAGACCGAGGAAATCCAGCGCTGTCGGGATGCAGGCATGAACGACTGCCTGTTCAAACCCATTAGCCTCACCGCTCTCAATGACCGGCTATCGAAGGTAAGTCCCCTTGCCCATTCTGCGCCGGCACAGGATCCAGACACCTTCGCGCCGGACAGCATCACTGCGTTGACCGGTGGCCGTGAAGGCATGTCCCGACGTCTCATCGAGCAACTGATCGTCAGTAATGTGGATGACCGCGCAGAGCTAGCCGCCTTGGTGCCTGCGGGCAATCGTCAACAACTGCGTGATATCGGCCACAAGATTCGCGGTGCCGCCAGAATTATCAGCGCCAGGCATGTGATTGAGATGTGCGAAGCGCTGGAAGACGCCTGCGACGAAGAGGCGTCGGACGAGGTCATTGTCGCGCGACTGATGGCTGTGGACTCAGCATTGCAAACACTGGAACACGCTCTGCGCGCGCATCTGGAGAAGATATCGTGA